CCCGTGAACTTGTCGAGCGCGGAGTACCGGATCCACCAGGCCGTGTTGCCACCCGATCCCCGCTGGATGCAGAACTCCCGCACGCCAGCCGGGTCGGTGATGCGGAACCACGCCCGCGACACGTTCATCAACGTGGCAGTCGTGAGGATGTCGCCAACCGCCGAGTAGAGCCCCGAGCCCGTCCCCCCGCCAGATCCGAGGACGGTCCACCCGGCTGAGACGAGAAGGGCCTTGAGGTCCCACATGGCTTGGGCGCCGCCGTTGACGGTGCCACCCACGTTGTTGGGGTCGTACAGGTAGGCCATCCGTCACCTCAAGAACCCGGGTCGTCCCGTCCGGCGGTTGCGGAGGGTTGGGTCGTTCGCGATCGTGATGGCCAGCTCGCCGTTCAGCGGAGCCATCACGGTGAAGGCGGCGTCATCGAGGTACTCGAAGGCGTCGGCGAGCGCCGAGAAGGAAACGGCCGCGGTGGCGAGGTTGAGGTCGACGACGCCGACCCGGATGCCCGGCGGGGTCGTCCCGATGATCCGGTCTTCCGAGAGGACTTGGGCGTCGAGCATGGGTTCCGTGCCCATCACCACCATCGTGTGGACCAAGAAGGAGTCGAAGTCGGTCGAGATGGCATACGGGTCAGCCAGGTTGCCGGTCGAGATGCGGATCGACCCTGCCGTCGTAGGGAACGCGGTGTAGCGAAGCACCTCGATGTCGTTGGCGTACAGGTAGACGGTCGAGCCCTGCCGGATGACCCGGAGGTCGCCCGCCAAGTCGCTGGTAGGCAGGTAGGCGGACTCGACCGTCACACCCCCGACCACGACAGCAACCTCGTAGCGGTCGCCGAACGCCCCGCCCGTCTTCCTCGACACCTGCGCGTAGTTGTTGGCATCGATCCAGAGGGACAGGACGGCCAGCTCGACGGGTGTGGCGGGGGGTAGAGCGACCACGTCCGTCTGGACGGCGAACGAGACCTCCGCATCCGTGTCGGTTACGGTTGCGATGGATGTGATGCGCGCGTAGGCGGCCGCCCCAGCTCCGACATCGAGGTGGAGGCGGCCGTCCGATTCGGACGCGGCCGACCCAGCTCCGTTGACCGCCACGGTCCAGAGGGCTGGGTCGACCACGACCCCGTCGAACGGGTCATCCATGCTGGTGTCGAGCAGGCCGAATGCGGCGATCTCAACGCGTGTCCCACCCGACACCGGCCCACTGCCCGGTGTGACCAGGATGAGGCCCTGTCCGTAGACCACCCCACCCCGGTAGACGATCCCTGTTCGATAGATACCCACCAGCTACCCGCTCAGGCGGCCTCCTCGGCGGCGGGTGGGAGGGCGGGCTCGGCCGGCTTGGCCTCCTCGGCGGCCGGCGTGAGCGCCTTGGCCGCCTCGGGCTTGAACGCCACCAGCACCCCTTCCGTCTCCTCCCCATCCGACTTGATGGCCTGCTCGAACGCCTCGACGTACGGGATGAGCTGGCGGGTCACCGCCCCCCTGGTCAAGTGGGGGGCCTGCTTGGTGAGGTCGTTGTCACCGACGACCCGGTCGTAGACAGTCAGGAGGAACTCGACGTCCTCGCGGGAGAGCAGCATAGTGATGGACTCGTCGGTGGCGGGCATGCGCTTGAGGTCGGTGGCGAGCCCCTCGACCATCTTCTCGTTGACGCCGAACTTGACGAGCAGGTCGGCGAACGCCTGGACGATCCCGGGTTCGAGCGAGGGGGTCGACTTGGACAGGTCATCCTCCCCCTCCCACAGGTCCATGAGGGACGCGTGGTTCTTGCTCTCGTTCCGATCCTTCGGCCGGAAGACCTCCAGGTAGCGGAAGAAGAGGGTCCGGGTAGACTGCTTGATCGTCAGGTTCCATGCGGGGGGTCGTGCTTTCCTTGCCATCTTCGGTTTTCCTTTCGCGCTCTCCAATGGGAGCGGTTTAGATGAAACAGTAGTCGGCGGCCCTCGCGCGGGGCCCAGGGAACGTCAAGCTCTCCCTCGTTCGGCTGATCGCCTGCCACGCGTGCCCAACGAGGCTGTCGCGACCGATGTGCTGAGCGAGGTTTGGGTAGTGCGTGTAGGCCGCGACCTTCGCGTCACCGATCCAGTCGGTGAGGAATCGGTCCCAGAAGTGGGCGCGGTGCGCCGGGTATCGTGCGCGGCACGCGCGAACCCCTTCGACCGCCGCCCCCACGAGGTTTCGACGGATGGCCATCAGGTACGTGTAGAACGACTGGTCGTCGATCGGGACCCACCCGCACCGCGTCAGGTACTTGAGGTTGCAGAACGACAGGAAACCTGCGTTCGCTGGAGCACGAGCGAGTAGCCTGGGTAGTACGGCGGCGAGGTCGGGCAGGCAGATGACGTCGTCCTCGGCACGCACGACCCAATCGCTCGTCTGTTCGGCCGCCCCAACCTCCAGGGTCCTGAGTGCGTTCTCGGTCAAGCCACGACCATCATCCTCGACGAACGTGCAATCGAACCCAGGCAAGAGGCCCACGCGGGATTCGCGGCGGGCCGGGTGGCTCGTGACCGCTACCTTCATGCAGCCGCCTCCAACTTGGCGATCCGGTCTTGCAGGTCGGCGACCTGCGCCTTCAGCATGTCGATCTGCTCGCGGTTCTGGTAAGCGGCGCCGCCGACCAACGCGAGCATCGGCTTGATCCCAACCATGTAGCCGCCATCATTCGCCCGCGAGAACACCCCCATCGCGCACAACCGGTCGAGCGACTCCTTGCTGCGCTGACGACTGGCCGGGAAGACGTGGTCACGCAGCACCATCGCGTCGTCGAAGTCGTCCATCAGGTTGACGGGGTCGGATCCATCACCGATGTCCGTACGAACCGAGAGACCGCCCGTCTCGTCAAGTGTCATGGTATCGGTCATGGCGGCCGAGATGTTTTGCCGCCACACGAACGTGGCACCGATGCCGGAGAAGTTCGTCACCTTCATGACGAGCTGGCCGTATGTCACTCGAATGGGGGTGGTGTCGTCCATCGAGTCCCACTGGATGCACCCCAGCTCATCGTTGTTCGCGATGTCGTCCGTGTGGGCGCGGTAAAGTGTGAAGGTCGGACCGAAGGTTGCACCGTTGTCGTTGGTCTGGATCGACATGTTTCCCAGACGATCGACGCGGAAACGAGCTTCCGTACCCGTTGTTCCAGCGTACCAGTCAGCAAGGTAGAGGCTGCCGACGACTGCCGTCTCCGACACGGCCATCCGGTTGATCGTGATGGTGCCGTTTGCCCCGCCCGTCTGGTTGACGGTCACGATGGTGTTCCACCCATTGAAGACGGCTGTCCCGCTGGCCGGTGCAAACCCGATGGTGTGTGAAACGGCGTTGGTCGTCCCGCTCGCCTGCGCGAAGCTGCCGGAGTGCTGGAGGGTGACGGAGTCGATGTTGATGGCGAACGAGTAGCCCGACACGATCGACAGCGTTCCGGTATCCGAATAGAAGCCTAGCCCACCCGCATAGATGTAGCTGACGTAGAGACGACTTGTCCCCGCAATGATGTTGGCAAACTGGTCGGCGTACGCGCGGAACACCTCGTACATCGTATTGGAGCCATCGGTACCGCCCCGCCCCCAAAGCGACATGCCACCCGCCGTGGTGACGTTGTCGGGCCCAACCGTGTGGTTGGGCCGACCGATGAACCCATTGATCCGGGCGTACTCAGTCTTTACGGACTGCTCGTCCTCCCCATGAAACGAGACGCGCCCGACAACATCGGCCGCCGCCGGGCTCGCGGAGTTCTGGTAGAGCTGGATCTCGGGGCCGAGCGCGGCTGCCTCCAGGTTGGTGAGGAAGAGGTTGCCGATTCGATCGACCGCGAATCGTGTCGAACCACCAACCTGCCAATCGGCGATCTGGTGGCCAGTCCCTCCCAGGGCCGTCTCGATGATCTGGATGCGGTGCGCGGTGTATGCGCCCGGTGAACCGCCCGCACTCGTGTGGTTGACGGCAACCTGGTGGTCGACGCCGATGTAGACGGCAGTCGACGCGGCGCCCGGCACGAAGGTCGCGTTGGTCCTGTGGCCGATGGCCGTGCCGGCCAGTGTCGTGTGGGTCGCGTTGTGCGTGATGCTCGGGACGGTCGTGGGCGTGTCGCCGCCAGTCGTGTAGACCGTCGACCCCCCACCCGTGAGATCCGTTCGGCCGTTGAACGCGGCCACGGCGTAGATGAACATCCCACCCCCGGGCGAAGACACTGTCCAGAAGGTCGAGCCGTTCGCACTGCAACTGACGACTCCATCGCCACCCGAGAAGAGGCCAGAGTTGGTATCGGTGGCAAACGAGTAGGTTGGCGTCGACGCCGCACCTGCGACGCCAAGGGTCTGGCCGATCCCGTTGATCATGAAAAGGGTAGCGCCACCACCTGGAGTAGCTGCGTTGTCTTCGATGAAGAAGACGTACTCGTCGACGGCGGCATCATCCGTCATGGTGAAGCCGAAGGCCGTCGTTCCAGCCGTCATCGTTTTCGTTGACTGGAAGAACGCGGACCCGACCGCATTCGACATCAGGTTGAGGACAGTCTTGAGCGTGCCGGCGTCCATCAACTTGAAGTTGAGGTAGCCGTCCTCTGTCAGGTTGCTCACGTCTGAGGCGACGACGGCGATCTCGCCGAACTGCGTCTTCGCCCCCGGGACCGCCGAATCGTCCTCCGCGTAGAACGTGATCCGGCCTGCCACGTCACCATCGAGCGCGGCATCCGTGCGATTCAGGTAGAGCTGGATCTCCGGTCCCGTCGCCGGAGCGCCAGTCGTCACACCGGGGGTGTGGGAAAGGATCGCTTGCGCGATGGTCCCGGCGGTGCCGGTCAGATCCAACCTCGTGGCAGACGTCGAGATGGTCGCATCGGTGTGGTAGCCGTTGCTGATCGTGTACGGCGCCGCCGTCTGGAAGGCGATGGCGGTCGTGTACATCCACAAACCATCGGCGCCGATCGAACCTGCCGTGTTGAATGTCCCACCGTACCCGTAGTCGAAGACGAGCCTGCCCAGGTGGTTCGGCGAGGTGGCGTTCGTCGGATAGGCGTAGACCCTTCCGGTCCGCACCGTGGCCCCAGCCGAATCCTTGCCCCAGAACGTGAGCGACCCAGCGATGTCGTAGGCGGCACCAGCCGCGGTTTTGTCGAGGAAGAGGCGAAGCTCGGGACCTGACGTGCCCGCAGTCGTGAGCGTCGATGTCGTCAGCCCTGATGCAAACCTCATCGTCTCGACGCCCGCAGACGCGATGGCGGTCTCGGTGCTGCCCGGGAAGAAGAAGCCGTTGCCGACCGCCGACCCTACCGTGATGGCGGCGGCTGACCCGACGCCCGAGTAGAGGTAGGACGCCAGGACAGTCGTGACATCGAACCGACCAGTGGCATGCAGGACGGCGAGCTGACCACCCCCGTTGTCGTTGATGCGCAAGCGGTACGTGTCGGTCCCGACGTCCGCTTCGTTGATCATCGAGATGGTCCGCAGCGCGGCACTCGTCTGGCCGACGAAGTTGATGCGGCCGGACGACACACCCGCAGCCGGCGCGGCACTGAGGCCGATTTGCAGCGCAGCCCCGATGCCGGTTGCGCCTGTCCGGTTCAACTCCAGCGCATTCGTCGCATCGACAACCGCGTTGGTGATGACGACAGCGCCCGCGTCGGCCGTGATGCTTCGGCCAGCACCGGCCCCACCGAAGTCGTAGGAGGCGTCGAGCGTGCCGGCCCCTGCGCCCGAGTAGGCGAGCAGGTGGTCGACGCCGGTATCATCGGTGAAGTACGGGGTCGACGGAACGTCGTTCTTGACCCAGTAGGTCCCGTAGCCGGCCCATGCGGCCGGAGCGTTCGGGACGGTCGCGCGCTCGGGGAACCGGATGCCACCGTGTTGAAGGCGCATGCCCTCGACGTCCGAGCCGACCTCGGCGATGCGGACCTCGATCTCACCTTCGTGCGACCCAGCCGTCGCGGTCGTGATGATGCCGCGGAGTCCTGCGAACTTGATCGGGCTGAGTGATGAGTAGGTCGAGTCCTGGCCGTAGAACGTGTACTCGCCCAGCTCATCGAGCGCTTGGCCGGCCGCACCTCGGTGCCTGTAAGACCTGATCTCCCCTCCAGTAGCGGAATCGGCGTACTGATACTCGATCTCCAGGTGGAGTCGATCGGCATTCCCGGTAGAGTAGGTATGGATGCGGGTACTAGAAGCGGATGCCCCGATGCCCAGGCCCATCCGACCAGTGGCATGAACCTGGAAGTAGGTTTCGGCATCATAGTGCCCGCCAGTGATCAAGACGCCTGTACCGGTACCGCTCTGTCCGGCCTTGAGCACCAGGGCTGTACCGGAGATGTCCGTGACCTTGATCTCTGCTGCCGTTGGAGCGCCTGCCGTTCGTGCAGAGTCGACCATGAGGAGCGGACCAAGGGCGTCGACCCCCCCGACCGGCTCGGAGACGCGAAGGGCGTAGTCCGTGATGCCCATCGGAGACGATGCCCCGCGAGCAATGTAGACCGCCCCACTGGCGTCGATGACGATCGTGTTGCCAGCAACCGCGTCGTATGCGTTCTGGAGCGTGGTACCTAGTGCGGTCGAGATGTCGGTCCAAGCGCCCCCGTTCTCCGAGACCTCGAACCGGCTGAGCGCTTCGTTGTAGCGGATGCGTCCGCGGCCAGCCGCCGAGATTGGGGCGGTCGAGCCACCCCCAAGATCGAGGTAGACGTCGTCGGCCGCCCCGCCCCCGACCCGGAACCGTTCGTTGCCGGCACTCCGGAGCGACAGAAGGATGTCGGAGTCGAGGTGGGCGTTCGTCGTGTCGAACAGGAAGGCGATCGACCCCGTGTCCCCACCGGCCCGCTGGCTGGTCAGCCGGCCCTGACGAAGCTGGTAGTCGTGCGAGGTCGCGACCGCCGAATTGTCGATCCCGACCTTGGCCTCGATGGCGTCGACGGCATCAGCCAACGAGTTGGGGTGGCTGGCAATGATGTCGTGGACGGTGTCGACGAGGGTGGGGAACGAACCGGCCACCGAGTCGAGCGCGGCCGGGAAAGCCGTTCCGCCCCATTCCAAGATGACGCCCATCGCCTACCTACCTTGCCCGTCGAACCGGAACGCGATCGTCCGGTACGCCCCGTTCGCGTTGTACCTCGTCCAGGTGAATCGAGCGCCCTGCCTGACCATCGAGCGCTCGTCGGCCGGCACGTCCCGGTACCAAACGGTCGTCCTGGATGTGGAGCCGTCCGGATGGGTGATCTCCGCGACGAACACCCTGGAGAACAGGTGGGTCACGACGCCACGCACTTGACTGGGGCCGGCTCCACCGTCCCTGCATGGCCCTCACCCTTTCCTCGTCGTCAGCATCACACCACCGTCAGGACGACGTTCGTGCTGGTCGTCCGGGCGTACTCGTTCTTGGCGATCAAGATGTCGGCGGGCGCGGCACCCGATCCGATGACCCGGAAGGTCGTGAAGACCAGGTTGTCGATGCCGGCGATCTTCCTGACCTCCGCGTTGACGTCCGACTGCTCGACGTCATCGTCGAGGCCGAACCCGTTGATGAAGGCGACGATCGCCGAGATGGCGGCTGCCCGGCCGGTCGTCGAGTTGGTGCCGGCCAGGAACGAGATGTTGCCGGCGATCTCGACCTCCACCTCCGTCCCCTCCTTGAACAGGACGTCGCGGCCGAACACGTAGCGGTCCGGGTTGACGAACTCGGCCTGGAGGGTGCCGGGCAGCGCGTTGTAGTTGTATGTGATGTTCAGGGAGGTCCCGATGGCCGGGGGCGTCCCACCCGCCAGGAAGACGACGGCGTCTTGCGCGCGGTTGGAACCGGCGTTGTCGCCCGTGTCCTTGACGAGTTCGTAGTCGACCCCCTGGATGAAGGCGGGGCCGCCCGCGTCAACCGATGCGATCGATCGGACCGGCTGGCTGTTGAGGACGATGGCCTGCCCGACCCCCAGGAAGACGTGCGATTCGGTCGTCGAGACGAGCGATTCGCCGATCAAGTAGACGTCGACGGCGCCCGAATCGGTTGTCGCGCGGGTCAGGAGGGGGTCCTGACCGAAGACGAGGCCAGCGCCCAGCACGGCACTGAACAGGTCGTCGACGTCACGGCCGAGCCCGTAGGGCGTCGAGATGTCGGTGCCGGCAATCGCGACGAACAGACGCTCGGCGAACCGTTCGTTCGACTCCCGGTCCGCTCCATTGATCGTACGGACCCGGTTGGTCACGTAGTCGAAGCCGGGCAAGCTCGTCTGCATCTGGGTGATGCGGCCGGGCCCCACGTTGCCCGACTGGCCGACCGCAACGGCCTCGATCGAGACCTCCAACTCGTAGAAGGAGGTCGACGCGTTGAAGTAGAGGGCGGCAGTTGCAGCCGGAAGCGTCTGGGTCTCGACCGTCCGGAACGAGATGGAGCGGCCGAGCGTTGGGTCCACCACGGTGGCGACCGGGAAGTTGATGGGGACGACGAGGTCGCTGCCGGGCGCGATGCGCGCCTGGAAGAAGACGGTCCCGGACGCCCGGGTCCCCGGCGATCGAATGAGCTGCTCGTTGAACGCGTACTCGTCCAGTTCGTTCTCGGTGAAGTCGCCGACGTTCAGGAGGGACATGATCAACGAGAGGCGTCGGATCCGGTCGTTCTGGGGCTCCAGGACGCTCGCGACGGGGGCGACGACGGTGTCGCGGATGGGGCCGACCTCGACGTCCAGGTTGGGGTTGCGGTCGAGCGTGGCGGTCTTGAGCTGCTCCTCGAACTCGGCACTGGTAATTTTGGCGATCATCACGCCACCTTCCTGTTGCCGTAGGTCTCTGTCGTTCGATGGCACGGCACACAGAGCGTTCGCCCGTTACCAACTTCTAGTCGAAGGGCTGGGAAATCTGAGAACCGCTTGATGTGATCGGCATTCAGCCGCCCACCCCTCAAACCACAGACCTGGCAGGTGTAGTCGTCTCGTACGAAGACGGCCACCCGCCACGCCTTGTACGTCGCTGACGTCCTGATCAGTGTTTGTTCCGGCGTCACGCCACCCTTCCACGCTGGGTGATTATCTCGACTGTTGGCCCTAGAAATCTTTCGCCGAGCCTCTTCGCTGAGCTTCTTCCCCCACATCGGAGCCTTCTTACCGGTGTTCCCGTAATTGGGATTTTTTATCCCTACGAACTTCCCATCCTTGGCTGCTGCCTGCTTGCGTCTCGCTTCGATGGTGTGGTGTCGACCGAACATCGGGTTCGCAGAGCCGGGTCGCACTCGACGGCATCCGCAACTCTGTGAATGACCAGAACGAAGATCGACGCCGACTACAACGGTCTCGTTTCCGCAAAGACAACGACAAAGCCAGCGCACATATCGACCCCGGTTTGGCGCTCTGGCAAGCACACTAAGCTGCCCGAACGTCTGCCCGCTGATGTCGATCAAGCGCACCTTAACCTCCCGTGACCGACGTGATGGTCCCGCCGTTCGCGATCTCCTCACCCGCCACCGTCCGGATGGCCGCCCGGAAGATCACGGAGGTGGGGTCGGCATCGTCGACGCGAGCTTGGTTGAACACCAGCTTGGCGACCGTCTCGTTCTTCGCGAGGGTGGCGCGCAGGCGCTTCTGGAGCCCCATCCATCGATCCACAGCGGTCGAGATCCGCTCCATGATGGTGAAGGCGGTGACGTCCGGATGGTCGGGGACGGCGCCGACCAGCGCGATGATGCCGGCACCGAACCCGTTCGCCTGCGTCTCGATCGAGAGCAGCTCGCGGAAGTCCTGCTTGGCCTTCGCCAACCCCGAGACGGTCAGGGGGCGGCCAGTCGAGTCGTCGAGCACCCAATCCCCGTTCTTCATGTAGATCGTCAAGGCCATACGTTCACGCGGCCGCCGGGCTCGTCAGCTCCACGATGATGATCTCGATGAGGGCGCAGACGTCGGTCAGGAGGGTGGAGAGGTCGTTGAGCCGAGCCATCTCCGTGTTGATGTCGTCGATGATGGCGGTCTGCTCGCGGACCCGGTAGAGCACGTTGTCTGCTACGGCCAGGGCGGTCGTGACGACCTCCTGGGGGGCGGTCAGGAAGTCGCCGAACTCCGTGCAGGTATCGACCAGCCTGGCCACCCCGGTCGGGTAGAACGAGAGGGCTTCCTGGACGGGTGCCAAGGCGGCCTCGTAGGCGGCCTGGACGGCCTCCAGCTTGACGTTCTTGAGCTGGATGGACGTTCGGTTGACCAGCAACTTAGTCAACCTGGTGGCGATGATGGCCTGCTGGGCGGTCGCGGCATCGCACAGGGCCCGGAGGGTCGCGATCGACAGGGTTCGCAGGATGGTGGCGACGCAGGGCTCCAACGCCATTGCTCTGCCACTCTACCGCCCAACCGAGCGGAACTTTAGAAGTCCTGGGCCTACTCAGCTACCAGGAGTTGCCGCGAGTTGCGTGAAGGCGACCTGGCTGAGAATCGCGTTGCTGGCCAGGTAGGCTTTGAGCGCGTTGAGGGCCGCGACCGTCGCGGGGTTGAACCCGCCCGTGCTGCCGGCCACCAGGACGACACCGGTCGACAACGTGTCGATGAGGTTCTGGAGAAGGGTGTTGAGCTGGGTGCCGAGTGGAACGGGTTCGTTGGCACTCGGTCCACCCAATCGGAGGACTGTTGCAGGCTGAAGGGTGATGTCACGGTACTGGGCGAGCAGGCTGGACGTCAGGCCGACCATCTTGAGGCCCAGGGCAGTCGCGAGGGCCGATTGGGTCGCCTCGACGTTGCCCAGGGCGTCGACCTCCAACTCGAACGCAACCGTCGCGCCGGCCGCATCGTAGACGCGTACGTGGGCGCGAAGCGGCCCCCCTCCCGACCCTACCGTAGGGGCGAAGGGGGCCGAGTCGTCCACGACGTCCCCGACCTTGACGTCAACCATCGGGGTCGCGACCGCCCCAGCGTCGTGGGCGAGGAACGTGCGGGCCTCCCGGTAGACCCCAGCCGCCAGGGCCGACTCCTCGGGGTCGGTGGGGAGGAGGAGGCGGCGGACCTCGCCGAACCGCTGTTCCGACCCCGCGACCACCACGCGATGGAGGGATGCTTCGATGACGCTCTCCAGCCGGTCCTTCGACAGCGTGATGGCAACGGGCCCCCCGGTGAGCTGAAGGGTTCCGTCCGCCCCACCCCAGATAGTCGCTCGGCCGGCGCTGCGCAGCTCGTACTCGCCCGCCTTCAACTCGCGGATGAGGAACTGGTCGGCGGCGTCTTCGTCGGCGAGTTGCCCGTAGTTGATCGCCTCGAACGCGATGATGTGCATCGACCCGTCCATCCCCTGGATGAGGGTGACGGTGTCGCCCACCTGCGGGATCATCCGGAACCAGCTCGACCGTCCGAGCGCGAACGAGAACTGGACCATCGGGAGCTTGACGTCATCCCGCACGCTACCCCCCTGGGTGATCCGGACCTTCAGGACGCCGTTGCGCGGGTCGACCGCCGTGATGACGCCATCGACCGAGCAGCCTGGGATCTCGTCGCGGTTGCCGTAGAAGGGGTCCTCGTCGCCTGGGATGGGCTCTCTCATACGATTACATCTCCGTCGATCAACTGCTGTTCGAGCTGGCGGTCCTGGATGGGGACGCGCGTGGCGGCTTGCTGGAGTGTCGCCTCCCGATCACGCCTCACCTCGTCCGACTCGTTCGCGTCGGGTGTCGTGGAATCGGGTTGGGCTCCGAAGAGGACCCGGTAGTTGAGCGGCCGACTCGCCTGCCCGGACAGCGGCACATAGATCATCTTGTTGTCGGCCGTCATCATGCCGGTCCACCCCCGCATGTACCGTAGGCCGATCGACGTCCGCCACCCTCCGTTCCACGCCATCGAGTGCGACACATCCGCCGAGGTCCCGATGTGGTTGCGGAGCTTCCAGAGGTACGGACGGTTCAACCCACAGGAGAAGCGGGGGACGAGGGGGAGGCCAACGGAATGGGCGTCCGCGTTGACCTTGTTGAGCATGATGTTGGCGTAGATGCGGGCCGCTTCCTCCGTTCGGATCCGTCCCTTCGTGTTGCCGCGCTCCTGGCGGGTCCCGTAGACCGGGAACATGGCGGGCAGCTTGACGACCACGTCTGGCAGGTTGGCTGCGATCTCGTTGCCCGTCTGGGTGTGGCGGGTGGGCTGAGGGGCGACGGCCGCGATCGTCCTGACGGCTGCGTCCGAGAAGGTCGAGGACGACGCGAACTGGTCGTCCAGCTCGACCAGGTAGTTGCGCTCGTACACGCCAAGGTCGTCTGGGTCGAAGTCGTACAGGGGGAACTCGACGACCAGGTCACCCTTGGGGGTCGCGTAGAAGACGAACTCGATGCGGGCAAGCGCGTCGTAGAGGAGCTGGAGGAAGTTCTGCGACTCCGACTTCATCGAGTACGACTGGACCAACTCCAAGCCGACGACGTCGTTGCCGATCGATTCCGCGCCCGCGGGTAGCAGGACGAAGACGCGACCGCCGTCGACCGGGAAGTTGACGGGGTCCTCGCCGATCAACGTGATGAAGTCCTCGATGGTCGCGTCGTAGAACGGCTTGCCGAGCCGCCGTTCCATCTTGGCCCGGTAGTCCGATTCATCCGTGTCCTTGTTGAGCATGGTGTGGACGTCGTCGCGGCGGACCGGCCACGAGACGATCCCCTCCCACTGCTGAAGGGAGACGGGCTCGATGCCATCGGGTAGAGGTTCCCCTCCCTGGATCGACAGGCCATACACGTGGGCACCCACGCAAGGCGATTCCAATGCGAGACGGGCGTCGCTGACGCGGTTCTGCGCGACCTGCTGGACGGTGCGCTGGTCTCGGTTCTGGTTGATCGCGTCGGCGACGGCCCGCTGTTCCTGCTCGGTCAGATCGGTCGTCAGGGCTCCGGACCGTGCGCGGGCTGCGATCCGTTGGACGAGCAGGGTGCCTTGGATCTGTGGGGTGGCACGGAACGACTGGATCTCCTGCTCGACCGTCTGACGCAGCGCTTGGCGGTCGATGTCCCTGGCAGGCTTGAACGACCCGATCCCCGAGATGCCGAACCGGCGCATGACCTTGTCGCCGAACCGGTTGATGTAGTCGACGACGAAGGCTTCCTGCTGGATCTCACCGAGACGGTCGCGATCGTTGCTCCGGCGCTCGATGTAGCTGTCGAGGGCGGCCTTCTGGGCTGGGGTCAAGGTGGCGCGGATCTCTTCGATGGACGCGGTCGGTGAGTACCGGGTCGTATCGACGTCCCCGATGAGCCCCATTTCGATCGCCCGCTTCTGCGCGTCCGCCTCTGTCATGTCCGGTGGGGCGATCAAGAGGGTCTCGAAGACGGGCTCCCGCTGGGTCCCGAACACGATGAAGTCGATGATCTCGGTCAGCGTCTTGTTCGAGAGGGGGTTGGAGAAGGCGCTGTACTGCGCCTGGTCGGCTGGCGTTCGGTTCGCCGCATCGATCAACCCGGGGTTCGCGTACACGCGAGCGTACCGGAACAGCTTGGTCGGGTCCTCCGCCGCGATGGTCAAGACCTTCTGGTTGTTGACCGAGCAGTCGTCCGTGATGTCAGTCAAGAGGCCGGAGAACCCGTAGTACCAGGTGGTCGGGTCGAACGGGTCGCGCACGAAGATGCGGAGGGGGTCGTTCGGGTGGAACAGGGGGACGCCATCCGCGTACGGGTAGCGGGTCCGGTGGATCTTCCCGACCGTGTTGCCCTTGGCATCGACGTTGTCGACCAGGATCTTGGCGTGCGACTGCTTGAGGAAGAAGAGCTGGCTCTTGACCGACTCGGGGTTGGAGAGGCGGTAGTCGAGACGGGTGGTGTCGGTGCTGACGTACTTGGAGGCCCGCTGGGCCGCGAGGTCGCTGACCCGTTCGTCGAGCCCGCTGACCCGAACCTTGTTGCCCAGGTCTCTCGACCGCACCTGTACCTGACTGGCATCGATGCCGGTCAGCCAGAGCATGTCCTCGGTGGTCATCAGGTACTTGTCCCGCTCGCTCAGCAGCGTGATCGAGCAGGTGTTGGGCTGGTTGCCCACGTGGTTCTTGATGTTGATGGCGGTGATGTCTTCGGTGACCTCGAAGCCGCACAGGAAGACCCGGTAGGCCGGGAAGGCATGCCGGACCTTCGGGAGGGGGCCTTCCGGCATGGAGTCGCCGTACAGGAACCGGAGGGCACGATCGACGGACGGGTCAGCCATCACTCACCCCCCGTGACGCTCGGGTCCGAAAAGACGGAGTCGGCCAGGTCGAGCGCACTCTTGACCCGCTCGATCGATGAACGGGAGAAGATGTAGTCGGACACGAACCCGGCGATCTCGTCGAGGTGAGGTTCGGTCGATTGGACGACGAACTGGACGTTCCACTGCCGCTGGAAGGGCTCCTGAGCCGTCTCGGCGAACTGGAGGACGTTCTGGAAGAAGCCGCGGAACTTGACCTGCTTGGGGAAGATGGCGGACGCGTACGTCATCGTCACCAGGTTGGGGATGCCCAACTCCAGGTCGACGATCGGCGCAAGGGTCATCTCGTAGAACTGGAGCCAGGCGATGAGGTGATCCTTGGCACCGGTCCGATCGGTCGACAGGTCCACCCCAAGGACCCGACCGATCTGCCGCTGGAAGGCTCGGGGGTCGATGTTGCCAGTCGTCCCCGACAGCGACAGCATCAGGATGTCGTTGTTCTGGCCGCGCGCGTTCGAGAAGTGGAAGTAGGTGGTGCCGCCGACCGTGTCCTGCTTCTGGATCCTCTTGGTCTGTTGAAACTGGACGTTCTGCGGGTTGATTGTCATGCGGAGGGGCGGCCGCTCCAGCCGGGCGTTCAGGTCGGACTGCCAGATGACCGCCACCCGATTGTGCGAGTCGGGCCCCGCCGTCAACGTGCTCTTGAGGAGCGCCCCGATGTCCGCGATGAGAGCCATTAGCGTACCCTTCCTGAACGAACCGCCTTGTGACGAGCGGCGCTAGTAGCGAGCGCGTTCGTGCCGATCACGACGGTAGCGCTACCGGTCTGCTGGGTTGGTGCGGGCTGGGCCAGGTAGGCATCGACGTCGGATTGGAAGCGGTTGCCGCCTCTTCCCCTGCTCGCCCGTCTACCCCCTCCGCCGCCGGACCCCTGGGCAGCCGCATCTCGAACGGATTGGTTGACTCCCTCTAGGGTAGAGGGGTCGCCCGTCCCTGCACCCTCTCCCGAAGGCATGTTGATCCGACTGGGTGGGAGCATGACGGTCGGGGTCTCGTCGTCTTCCTCGCCGATCCCTTCCAGAGCCTTGCGGAGCGGCTGAAGGCCCTCGACGCTGCCCAGGAAGTTCTCGCCGGCACCACCGATGTCCTTGAGCCCTTCCCACGCCCGACCCAGGGCCGGGCCGAACAGCTTGCCGGCCTCGCGCATGGCCTGTCCGTAGGCGGCGGCCGTCTTGTCCTCGCCCTTCAGGATGGCGACCATGTAGCGGACGCTCAGGACCAACTCGGCCAGCCCCGCCATGATGATGTCGAACAGGGCAGTGCCGACCTGCCGGACCCCATCGAGTGCCTGGCGGACGAACTTCTGGAACGCCTCCGTCTTCTGCGCTTCCGTCTGGAACGCACCGGCCAGCGCCTTCTTCTCTTCCTTGCTGAGCTGCTCGACCGTCAGACCGGCCGCCAGCTTGTCGCCGATCTCCATGATGGCCTTCGCGCCCTTGAATCCCATCCGCGATTCCAGCCATGCCCTGGCCGACTGCGGGTCTCCCCGCGACATCTCCAGGGCCATCGAGCGCAGCTCCGTGATGCTGCCGGCCAGCACGTTCTGGTCAGGGCCGCCTTCACGGGTGAGCTGGTTGAGCAGGCGGGCACGGGCTTCCAGCCCCTTGCCCATCCCGAGTCGCTCGGCCAGCATGACCTGCTCGCCCATCCCGAAGGACGACAGGCCCCCGAGGATCTGCTGGGTGGCTTGCAGGGCCTCCGCACCAGCCATGTGCTTGGAGATGCCAAGCGCCTCGTACTGCTTGGTGAGCTTCTCGGTCAGGCCGATGACCTCGTGGGTGTTGATGCCCATGTGGCGGACACCGCCGGTCGCTTGCTGGATGGCGTTCGTGAATGCCGAGATCCCCACCCCCGACTTGGCGCCCGCGAAGTTCAGTTCGACGATCGCTTCGGCCGCCTGCTTGGTCGAGTACCCGTACTTGACCATGAAGTCGGCGGCCTGCCGGCCGGCCGTGCCGCCCGCCAACTCGAAGTGGCGTTCGAGCCCCACGGTCAGGCCGTAGAGCGTCTGCATCTGCCCCCCGTACGCCTTGGTGACCCGCTCGCCCAGCTCGCCGGCCGAGATGCCAGCGTCCGAGTACGACTTGGCGACGGCTTCCAGTTCGCCGCGCGTCGCCCCGAACTGGATCTCCAGATCCTTGGCCAAGCCAGCCAGCTTGCCGGCCGCCAACCGGTCGGCCCGGGTGGCCTTGTCGCTGTAGCCGCGGACCGACTGCTCGAAGAGTTGGACGAACCGGTTGGCCTCCGCCTCGTACTTCTGGGTTTCGGCGACCCCCCAGAGCATCAGGCCGAGGATCCCCCCAACCCCCATGACACCGGGCGTCAGCATCGACAGGATGCCGCCCCCCGCCTTCTTGATGTCCTCGGCGATCTCCTCTGGGCGGACCCGGATGAACTTGCTCTCGTAGCTGGAGAGCATCCCGCGGATCTTCTTGAGCCACTGGGAGCGCTGGCGCTTCTGCCCCTTGCCCTTGTCGACCTCGGTCGACTTCTGGTTGACCGCCTGCCAGTCCTTCGTGATGTCCTCGATCTCCTTCCGGCACCTCTCGGTGTACTGGCGGATGTCCTGGATGGGACCAAGGCCCGCTTCCTTGAGGAGGCGGTCGACCTCCACCTTCGAGTCGGCCCCCGTGCTGAGCGACTCGGCCGCCTGGACCATCCGCTGAGCCGACTCGGCGTACTCGGTGGCGGTCTCCTGGTGGCCGGTGACCCTGACCTTCGCTTCAAGTAGATCGGTCATCGTCAGCCACCCCTTCGTAGGGCCTTCAGGTACGGGTACGGATCGACAGCCCCCCAACGGTTCTCGGCACCCGCCTCTTCGGAGATGGGGCGCCGCCGGTACGTGGACGGGTCGTAGATCCGGTAGTGCAGGTGGGCGCCGCTCTCGATCTTCGCCCCCTTGACCGTCACGCTCGGGCTACTGGCGTGCGCGGATAGCACGCCGATGCGGGTGCCGGCATCGATGGCCGGCCAGTTCCGCCAGTTCCCACCCCGCCCCTTGGGGATGTCCTCGCTCTTGTCGATGTGGGCGAGCACATGGGTCATGCCGCTATTGGGATCGTAGATGGAGACGCGACTCGGTCCGGTGTCCGGGGTGATGCGGCCCGTGACGGGCGCGTAGACGGGTGTGCCGCCCGGCATGACGATGTCCTGGGCGCCGTGGACCGCCCCCTTCTTCCCACCCTTCACGAACTGGTGGGAGAACGAACCGCCGAACAGGTTGCCCGCGCCCCCCAGTGGATCGAACTGGACAAGCGGGATGCTTGGGTCGCGCAGTCGCCCCCGGAAGGCTCCCGACGTCATACCTCCGCCTGCGGATGCGTTCGTCCCTTCGCTCCTGGCATCCGCCTCGGCGGCAGCCGACGGGGCCGCCGCGCTGGTCAGGGCATCTCGCCCCTTCTCCGATCCGGCCGCCAACGCGATTCGTCGTCCCTGTTCACTTGGAATGGTGACGAAGTGGATGGTGACCGGGAGGTTCTCACCACGAGCAGATCCGAACTCCACTCCGGTGATCGCGATGTTGGGGCGGCCCTCCAGGAAACCCCGGTCCGCCCATGTGCCCCGATCATCCTCCGTCTCGTAGGCGATGTCCGAGAGGAGGTCTTGGACGCCCGAGTAGTCCCCAGACGATTGCGCTTGCGCAAGCGCCATCTGTTGATCGGGGGTCAGGGACGTGCCAGTCGCTAGCCGTTGGCCCCCGCGGGACGCGACCGTCTGGATGACGTCTCGACTGGACCGCAGCGCCGCCGTGATGCCCGCCTTCGACTGCCCACTCATCAGACGGGCGGCCATCCGCTTGACGGCATCGGGAGTGGTGATGGCCCCCATGAACGCGTTCATGCCGGCCGAGTCGGGCAGGAGGGCCTTGGCATGTTGGCCGAGCCCGGAGAACCCTTTGCCGATGTCCTTGAGCACCTTCTCGTTCGTGCTCTCCGCGTCCCAGAAGGTGGTTTCCAGACGACCCATCTGTGCCTTCTCCGAATCGGTCAGATCGGAGAAGCCAGGGATGACGGAGAGCTTGTCCTTGAGGAGGAGGGGGAGGTAGCGGAGGCCGATGACCAGTTCGGCGAGCCCGACGGCGATCAAGTTGAACAGACCGAGTCCAATGCGGGCGATGTCCCGGGCGACGTCCTTGAACCCCGTCTCGAAGTCGGTATGGGTGGCGCGCTCCTTCTTGAACGCGTCGTTGAACGTCTTCTCCGCCTTGGTCCGCTCCTCCTTGGTCGCGTTGGTGTTCTGGAGGGTGTCGACCGCCTGGATCATGATGAGGGCGGACTGAGGGCCGAGCTGGGGCATGACCCGTTCGAGCGCGACGCCGATCTCTTCCCTGGTCATCCGCCGGCCCCCACGGAACAGGTCGACGGTCGCACGGGCCATCTTGAGCGCGACGCCCGGCCCCTTCTCGGGATCCATGTAGGCGTCACGGAGCGCGTAGTAGGCGGCGAGGTCGGTGCCGAGCCCCATCTTCTCGGCGACCGCCATCTGCATCCCCTTCGACATGCCCGCGAGCCCTGCGCTGATCTGACCGGTCGCCATGATGGCAGTCGTGGCGGCGAAGTGGGGTTCTAGGCCGCGCTCGACGAGCATGCGCTGGAGGCCGTGCGCCATGTTGAGACCGTCCTGGACGGTGGCGCCGTACTGCCGCATCTGCCCGGTTGCCGTCAGGACGTCGTTGACGAATGATTGGACCCCGATGCCGGAGTCACGGCCGGCGAGCGCGAGCTTGCCGGTCATCTCGGTCGCCTCTTGGGCGGACATGCCGTACTGCTGCATCATCTGGTTGGCCGTCTTGGCGGCCGTCCCCTCGGGCAACCGGAGGGTCGTGTCGATCGCGGCCGTTGCAATCGCAACGCTCGCCCGCGCACCACCGACGTAGATGTTGGTCTTGGCGGTCGCCTCCTCGATCGAAACGCCGGAATCGGCAAGCGTCCTCGTGACCGCCGTCGCCTCCGCCTTGGACAGGCGGAACGTGTCGACCAGGTCGGCGAACTGGCGGCCCAACTGGGCCATGTGCTGGTGGGCGACCGCGTAGCCCTTGGCATCCCCGGACGCGATCGTCTTCTCCCAGAGCTGGGCGTACCGCTCGCCCTCGGCGCGGAGCTTCTCCTCGTAGTGGACGCCGTACAGCATCAGGCCGATGATCCCCCCCACCCCCATCGTCGTGATCGTCCCGCCGACGAGCCGACCGGCCGATGTGAGCGCCTGCCCGGCCTGCTTGTAGAGGTTGAAGAAGTTGCCGATCTTCTTCCCGAGGTCCCCCCGCTTGGTGGACGTCGCCCGTCTCCTGACCCCCTCCTCATCCTCCTCGGTGTCGTCGTCTTCGTCCTCCTCTTCATCCAGGAGGACGGCGCGCAAGGAGTCGATCGATGTGACGAGCTGCTTGTACTCGGTGAAGACCCGGCTGAACGCTTGAGACTGCGCTTCCGACTCCTCCCCGGCCTTCTGGGCGACGCCGGCCGCCTCCGAGAACTCCGAAGCGGCCGTCTCCGCTTCGGCGCGGAGCCGCTTGGCCGCTTCGATCTCGGCGTCGGCGACCGCTTCCTTGCTCTTCTTGATGTCCTCGATGAGTTCCCGGTACTTCTCGACATGCTCGCCGAGCCCGGCGTGCTCGATGACGAGGTCGAGGTCGGCACCCTCGCCTCCACCGAACGAACCGCCGGACTCGGGGGGCACGCATCCTCCTAGTCGTCGAGCACGAAGCTACTGCGGGGGATCGGGACTGGATGGGCGCCGCGTTCGTCGATGCGGACGTCCTCCTCGGGTGAAGCGGGCTTGCGCTGGTCGACGATCTCGACGCCCGCGACCGCCAAGACCTGGCGGCGCTCTACTTCGCTCATCCGCGAGATGTCGATCGGCCGGTCGAGGATCTCCAGGCCGGTGTCACCCGTATCGATTTCGGCAGGTGGGGCGTCGTCCACCTCCCGGATGTCGGGCGGGGCCGCCTGCTCGCCGTCCATCCCCTTGGCCATCTTGTCGATCACGTCCCCGATGGTCGCGAGGAACGCGGGCCTCGCGATGGCGGGAAGGATGGGTTGGACCTCCTGGAAGGTGGTGGGGAGCCGCAGCTCACCGGTCACGGCATCCCGGATGGGGATGAGGTGGGCGCCCAGTACACGGCCGAAAGATGCGTGCATCAGGTCGGCCGCCTGCTTCTCGTGCCGCTGGATGCCGGTGTACAAGAACACCCACCTCGTCGGGTTCATGTGGAGAAGCTGCTGCCATGCGCCTCCGGGATCGGAGGTGCTGCCGGAGCCTCCAAGGAGGGACCATCCTCCGGCGCCGATGACGTAGTGTTGGATGTCGAGGAGGCGGTCTTCCTCGATGGCGCTTTTAGGCCGCTGACGACCTCCGCGCGCCGCTCTTCCAGCTCGCTGTAGAACTTGAAGAACTCGGTGATGATCGTGTCGTCGAACTGCTGGAGGTACTCGTACAGCCGCTCACGGAAGTAGCTGCGCTGCTCCTCGGGGTCGTTCTGGAGGAGGCCCAGGAGTTGCTCGTCCTCCGGCAGTGGGAACAGCTCCCCGATGGGCATGTCGTTGATGTGGGAGATGGCGGCCGCGGCGGTCGCCGACTTCCTGGACGACAAGAGCGCCATGTTGGATGCCATCGAGATGTACTGGTCGCGCCAGAGCGCTTCCCCATCCGACAGGGTGTGCATCCGGAACCTGCGACCCGCGAACTCGAACGTGTCCTCGATGCGACCCTTGAGCAGATCGCTCTTGAGGTCGAGGAGCACCTGGGACATGGGGCGCGGCGCCTTCTTCTTCTCGGGCGGCTTGCGATCTTCGGCCATTGCGGTGGCCCTCCTGTTCTCGCCCGCCGGGCCCTATCGACCCGGCGGGGTGTAGTGGGGGCGGGATGCCCCGTGTTACTGGAGCCGGACCTTCCGGACGTACACGAGGGTGCCCTGCGTCTGGACCAGCCGGTCGCCGCCGGCCGTGTACGTCCGACCCAGTGAGCTGAACCAGCAGCCGATGTAGCTGCGGCCCTCGATGCCGTTGTTGGGGAACCGCCAGGTCTCCCGAACCTCGAACGGGTTGGACTGGTCGCCCAACATCTCGAAGTCGGGCGTACCGAACGCCTGCTCCATCCGACGGCTGAACAGGTCGTAGCGGCCGACCGAGATGGACAAGCCGCCGACGTTGCCCGGCACCGCTTCGATGGGCTCGCCGGAGGTCGCCTGGTTGATCTCGTAGACGTGCGAGACCTGGCGGGTCATGGTTGCGCCCCACGACTGGATCGATCCGACCGTCAGGCCGGACGCCCTGATGGTCATCGCGTGGGACGTGCGATGGACCGTGTTGGGAGGATTGACAGGCATCGTTCGTCTCCTTACGCCGTCGCGGCGCTCTCACCCACGCTGAAGAACGGCGAGTCCACCGAGAACTCCCCGAAGATCCTCTTCGCCGGGTACCGCAGGTTGAAGTAGAAGCGGAAGTCGAAGCGGGTCGGGTCCGTCGACGACTGGAACACCTGGATGTCACTCGCGAGGTTGATGTCGCGGGTGCGGCCGTTGTCGTCGCGGAACGGCCCGATCGCTCCCGACTGGATCAAGCTCGTGAGCGTGACGGCCACGACCGTCTTGATGTCGAAGATGAAGTCGGTCAGGTCTTCGGGGACGATGCCGATCAGGTTGGCATCGACCGCCTGGGCGACCGTCCGGACGCAGTTGTCCTTCTGGGCACCCGCGCTGATCTCCGCGAACGACACGAGCCCGCCGCCCCCTGCTTCCGTGGTGATGGGGTCGAGCATGATGAGACGGCCGGCGTCGTTCGTGACGACCAGGACGCCCGCGGGAGCGAGCAGATGGCGCTCGGCGTCCAGGTAGGTCTGGAACGTGTCGAGGTCGAACCCCGTGATCGTCTTGCGCAGCAGCGAGGTCGCCACCGACGTGAACGACGTGTGGCGGGCTGCCACGGCGACCGCCAGGAAGGTGGAGTTCAGCTCGACGACCGGCTGAGTGCCGTCCGGGAGCGTGAGGGTCTTGTCGACGTTCGGGGGAGCGCAGAGGATGAAACGGCCGCGCCCGGGCGAGTCGGCGGCGACCTGGAGGGTCCGCTTGGCCCGGTAGATGAACGTGTTGGCCGTGTCGATGTCGCCGATGTCGGTGTCGCGCACCATCCCGAACCAGCCCCGCCGGAACTTCTTCTCCGTGATGGTCGACTTGTTGACCACGTGGTTCATGAGGGTCGATTGGATGGAGAGGAGCTGGCTGGCTGTCATGACATCGGGCAGGGGGGTGACGACCGCCACTTCCGTGATGGCGAAGTTGTCGAGCCCGTCGTTGATGGCGGTCTGGTAGTCGGCGACCGAGTAGGCGTCGTCGTCGTTCGAGTCGCGCACCTGAACGAGGAAGATGCTGGGGGCGTCGTTCTCGAAGGCGATCTGGCCCGCGATGGCGAGGGAGTTGTCGATCGCCGAGTCCCCGACCTGCCCGAACACCTGGTCCTGGCTGAACACCCGCAGAGGCGTGTTGTAGTCGGTGGTGGGGCGGACGTAGTCGTAGGACGCGTAGTAGACGGATCCGACGGCCGGCCGCTCGCCCGTTCCCGTGATGGTGTAGGGGAGCTGGGCGGTCTGGAGGCCGAGGACGATCGTGTGGGCGGATGCCGTCTGCGACTGCGAGATCCGCACTTTCGACGTCTCCCCCTGGGTTGGGCTGAGGAGACGCAGCATGTCGGCGCCGGTGTTCTGCGCGACCGTCGAGAACGTCGACCCGTACTCCGAGTGGTCGGCGAACCGGGCGTTGATGTCGGCGATGATGGCGGCGATCGTGATGGCGCCACCGACGTCCAGGATGCAGGCGACCGACCCATCACCGAGCTGCTTGAGGGGCACCTGGGTGTTGTCGAGCCCGAAGAGGATGGTGTGGGCGTTCGAGACACCCTCGTCGAGGATCTCGACCGAGCTGTTGGCTCCGATCGTTGGACTGGTCAGCCGGATGCGAGCGCCCGCCGCCACCGTCGAGGCGACCGACCCGTACGATCCACCGTACAGCCCGGAGGCCACCAGCGCCGCGTTGATCTCACCCACGATCGTCCCGGCCGTCACCGCCCCACCCGCCGTCAGCGTGATGTCGATGTTGCCGCGCCCGTCGATGTTGAGCCGGAGGATGTTGTTGCCCGCGCCCGTGTTGTACGGACCGGTCACCAACGTGGTCCACTCGGCCGCGATGGCACCGTCGACCAAGTCGTCGAACGCGATGTCCAGCACGGAGACAGCGGCCAGGTTGAATGGGGTCGCATTCGTCCCCAACAGCTCGGCGGCCTGGTCGATCGACCAGTCGATCGCATCGGCGTTCACGATGTAGGGGAAGGTCGAGATGCCGAACACCGCGGCGGCCGCGTTGGTCGCGCCCGTGTTGATCCGGATCTGCGAGGTTGCGCCGCGCGTCGGACTCGTCAACCGGACCTGGTCGCCGTTGTAGACCTCCGCGACCGTCCCGTACGATGCCCCGTAGTCGCCGGAAGCGATGAGGGCGGCGTTGATGTCGGCGACGACCTCGGCGGCCGTCGACGTCGCCGGCACGGCTCCCACGACCGTGATGGTGAGCTGGGGCTTGCCGTCGATCTGGATGTAGAGCGACTGGTTGACCGCCAGGTCGTAGGTGTCGTTGATGGGCGAGTTGATCCGCGCGTACGTGTCGAGCTGGTAGTCGATGTTCTCATCGAACGTCGTGACGCCCGCGAACGAGCCGACCCGGACGATCTCCCTGGAATCGGCGTTGGCGAGGTAGTCGCGGTCGGTCGTGGTGGCGACGTAGTCGATCGTGTAGGTCGCGCCCGACACGTACCCGTTGTCACTGATGCGCACGACGGTCGTCGAGTCGAACGACCAGAGCGAGACGGCCAGCGGGACGCCGTTGACGTACAGGGTCGAGTCGTTCTGCAACCCGGTGGACGTCTGGGCCAAGGTGGCGGTGTGGGCGCCCGGTGTGGCTGAGACGGTCAGGGCCTCGGCGGCGATGCCACCCCGCCGGATCGCCTCGTTGGATGCCCTCTTGAGCTTGTTGCCCGGCCCGACGATCGCGAGCGTCTGGGGGACGGATGCGATCGAGAGGGCGTTCGGGACCACGACCTCCTGGATGAGGACGCCGGGATCCGTGTAGGTTGTGACCTGGACCATGTTCTATTCCCTCGAAAAACAGCGGTTGCAGCCCGAAGGCTCGTCGTGGGCACATGGCCCAGTGGTCCGACTCGTCCCCATCAGCTCGCCTCCGGGAGTTCTTCTCGGTTGAGCGTGATGGTGTCGGAGAAGGTTGTCGTGATCGTGATGGAATCGGTCGCGGGCGTGGTGGTCGGCAAGGCGAGCGGGTCGACCACGACCGTGATGGTCGTGCCCCCCGCTCCCGCCAGCACGAACGTCCCACCCGCCGCGACGTTGACGGCTGGACCCGGGGTATCGCCGAACGGCGCCCACGTCAGGTTCCTGGCCAGGCCGACGATCGCGTACGCGAGTGTGCCGGCGCCCGCCGGGGCCGTAGCACCGACGGAGTCGATCCGGACGCCCGTGATGTTGACGGGTGCGGTCGCCCGATTGACCGGCAAGCCAGCCGCCTGGACGGAGACGGCGATGGTCGATCCGTCCCCACCCGGCAGGGTGAACACCCCGCCTGCCCCAACCGCCACGGCCGCACCCGGCACAACCGACCCAGGCGCTTGCCACTGGAGCGTCTGGGCGGCGCCCGCCACGTACGTGAGGGTGCCGGCGCCCGAGAGGGTCGCGGAGTCGAGGGCGATGATCGTGCAGCCGAGGATGTTGGTCGGCTGCGTGTTGGTCTGGTAGGCGTGCTGGCGGAGCTGGTAGGTCGGTGGAATCAGGTTGGCCGGGATCTTCCGGTCGACGTAGTCGTTGATGACGATCGGGATGTTGAACCGGTTGACGTGGATCTTCGTTTCCCTCTCACCATCGGACCGGGGGATGTCGGCCTCGCCGGCCAGCGACCAGTCCCCCAGGATGATCTGGAAGTACCGCTCGGTCGTCGCGGCCGCGCCCGGCTCGCTGTAGACGTGCTCGCCGTAGAACGTGAAGTCCCGGTCGGCCATGTAGAGGGAGAAGAAGTAGATGAGGAGGTCGGTCAGCTCGGTCCGCTCGTTGTCCGAGTCGGCCCCGACGTCGATGCCGATCGTGAAGGAGGCGGAGACGCCGTACCTGTTGGCAGGGCGACGGTCCGGGTTGTCGGAGTCGTCCTGCTGGCCGATCGTGAAACCCAGCTCGGTGAGGAGGGCGGCCGTCCCACCCGTCACCTCGATGGCGTTGGGGGTCTCGTGGTCGGAAACGCGGTAGTCGCGCGGGTTGGTGGCGACCGGCAGGTGGGTCGACTTGGTCGAGCGGACCGGCCCGCCGGCAACCAGCTCCAGGTAAGTGGCGGCCCCGACCGTGACGGCGCGGGCCCGCGCGTAGAGCGCCTGGAAGTTGATGATGTCGGCGAGCTGTTGGGCGGTCACGGCAGCAGGCGTCGGGAACACCATGCTGGGCAGCACCATCGTGCTCGTCCGGTACGTGACGCCATCCGGCTTGGTCCGGAAGGCGATCCGTGGCGGGGTCGTGACGTTCAGGATGCCGGTCAGGTCGTAGGGCTCCGGATTGGCCGAGCGAACCCGCGGGGGGTACTGGACGTGGTCGACGAACGAGCCCGTCACCCCGATGGGCCGCCGCCCTCCACCCGCCTTCGTGACGGAGATGAGGGGGAGCTTCTGGAGGATGTCGGGGTACTCGCGGATGAGGGTGACGAGGTTCTCGAACGGGTCGGTCGACTGCTGGGAGATCCCGTACTTCCCGATCGTCAGGATCTCGGCGAACCGGGCGGCCGCGGTGGTCGGCTGCGCGAAGAACCGGCGCAGCTCCTCGATGAACGCGTCCTTCGCCGTCTCGACCAACTGGGAGAAACGGAAGTCGTCGCGCGTGTCGGTCGCGTTGGTCGGGCTGTTGCGCTTGAGCGCAAGGTCATCGGTCGCGAATGCCACGGGCCTGTGCGGACAGGCTACCGCGCGAGAGCACGGAATTTTAGAACCGGAACGGCGACTTGCCCGCTACCTGGTCAAGCCGAGCACCCGAACGATCAACCCGTCGAACGTCGTCTTCAGCTTGGTCTGCCGGAACTCCTCCATCCCCTTCTCCAGGAAGTTCTTGGGGGCGAGGCCGGGGTGCCACCAGGGCGGACCGCCGGGATTCCGCGCCATCTGCTCCTCGGTGACGGTCCGGAAGAGGACATCCCCCTTACCCGGCCCCGTCTTGATCGGGATGATGGCCGCCTTGGCGCCCTCACGAAGTGGCCCGTGACCCAGGTACCAGGCGTTCTTGGCGTTGAGCAGGTAGACCATCTTGTGCGGCCGGACGCCGACGTTCTGCCAGTAGGCGTACGGCTTCGAGTTCGAGATGAACCCCATCCCCTTCGCGAGGTCGTACCTGGAGAACCACGACTGGTCGAGCCCACCGCCCGACGGGTTCTTCCACAGACGCGACGCGTAGGACCGGATGGTGTCGAGCGCCCCTTCCGTGATCTCGCGGATGACGTACATGCGGTAGACCTCCCAGAAGCGGGGGTCGGCCAGCTTGGTCAGGAAGTTGTGGTCGGAGACGACCTGGATGGTGACGGACGGCACCTACATCCTCCTGCGCGCGTACTCGCGGCGGGGCGGCCGCACCACCGAATGGAGCGGGTTGGGTCCAACCAGGTAGCTGGGGACCATGCAGGTGGGCAGGCCCGTCTTCGTGACCTTCTCGTCGAGGCCAAGGGGATCGGCCGCTACCGATGCGATCGGGCGGGACGGCGCCGGTCCGAACTTGCTTGGCCCCCGCTGCGGCCGCCCGAACTTGATCGGAGGGCAGCAGTTGCAAGCGGTCGGGCACAGGGTCGTCCCGGTCGTCGTCGCCGCGTTGGAGTACGTCAGCGTGAGGGTGTTGGTCGTGTAGGTCGCGTCAACCGCGAAGAGCATCAGAAGACCTGCCCGATGATCTCGTCACGCTGGGGCCGGCGAGACGAGAACCCCTGCGAGATGAAGATGCCCTTGGGGTCGTCGTAGTCGAAGGCAACGAGGTCGAACCGGATGCCCGCATGGACGCCCTCGCGGAACTCGATGAACGCCTTCTGCTGGATGAGGTTGACGTCGGGGGGTGCGACGACGTCGGGATCCTGGTCGACCATGTTGTCGAAGTGGCGGAGGGGGACGGTCCACCACCGAAGGTTGCCATCCGAGTCCACCACACCCGTCCCCTCGCGCGAGCGCGTCTTGGTCGGCCGCCCCTTCAGCACTCGGATGAACGGGTCGTCGAGCCGGGCGTAGCGGACGCGGAGCATCTCGAAGAACGGGCTCTTGTCCGCCGCCAGCGTCCTCGTGAGCGTCACGCGGAACCGAAGGGTTCCCCCGGCTGTCACCGACAAGCTCGGGAGGGTCGAGATGGCCGCGTAGCCCCCTCCGTTGACCGACACCTCCACCACTACCGCGGTGCCGGCCGGCTGGCGGATGTAGCTGTCGACCCGGTACTGGGCCGGGTTGGTGGCGGCCGAGATGCCCGGCACCCCAACGGTGTAGATGGGGGAGGTGATCGTACCCGACAGCGCCCCCGCATTGAGCTGGAGGCGGTAGGGGGTGAACTCGGTGTAGAGGGAGGTGTTGGCGAGCGTGACGGCTGGGTCGATCGCGCAGACGTGGATCTCGTGGTGGCCGAACTTCGTGAACCCTGGCACCACGCCGGTCCCGTAGCACGACCGGCACTTGCCGTCCGGCTGCTTGGCCGTTTGCTTGTAGCAGGAGCACAGCGGGTAGACCGCGTTCGTGACGGTTGTCTGGTCGACCTGCGGGTTGAAGTTGGGGGTGTGGATCAAGGACCGGGAGAACGTGATGGTGTTGCTGTACGGCCCCCCGGAGGTCGGGACGGTGATGGGGTCGACCGCGATGGTCAGGTAGTGGCCGGAAGGGGGCTCCAGGCGAACGACGCCGCCCGCACGGACGTTGACGGCCGGGGCAGCCGTTCCCCCGGGCGGGGTCCAAACGGCCATCGTGGTGGCGCCAGCGACCGTCAGGACGAGCGTTCCGGCCCCCTGGGGGATCCGATGGCTGAACCCGACGACCGCCACCCCCGCGATGGGGGTGGCCTCCGAGAGGGCGGCCTGCGGGACCTCCCGCCACAGGTCGGCGGCCAGCCCGGCCCCCAGCACCTTGTCGATGTGGGCCTTCAGCATCTTGAAGATGGTCTGGTCGCCCTGGATGCGGGCGTGTACCCCCTCGCCCGCGTAGCGCCCCCAGTAGCCGGTGGGGTGGTGCTTGCCCGAGACCTTCACGAACCCCCTGCGTCCGACCCCAGTCGTCATCGCGGCCCTCTCAGGTGCTCAGGAACCCCCGGAACAGGATGCCGTTCGGGGCTGCCTGCATGAGCTGCATGAGCCGGAACGAGACGCCTGCCTGGAGGTGGATCGACCCCATCGTAGCGAAGTTGAGCTTGAACAGGGGGACGAGCCGGTCGAGCCGCTGCTGGAGGAAGCCGAGGAACGACTGGAGGGGCTGGACGTGTCCGATGTTGAATGAGTAGCCCTGGTCCGAGTAGTTGATGTCGGTGTCGACCGCGAAGAGGGTCTGGCTTTGGAGGGCGACCAACGTGGCGGTGTCGACGAGGAGCTGGCCGTGCGTCTGGAACGGGTAGTTCTCCAACAGGATGGAGGTCGACGGCTGGTAGAGGTTGATGACGTTCAGGCCGCCCTCCAAGTACATGAGGAGCTGGGCGTCCGTGTAGCCGAGGAAGATGTCGTTGGTGGGGTCGACGATCTTGACGGCCTTGTCGATCTGGAGCCGGAAGTACGGGAGGTACGCGAGGACCCGGGGGTCGACGATCTTGACGACCTGGAGGACGGTGGCCGCCTCCGTGGCGCCCGCGATGGTCGCGCGCCAGATGAACAGGAGGTCGCGGACCAGGTTGGTCTCCGTCTGGGTCGGGATGTTGTCGGGGGCGGTCGGGTCGCCCCAGTCGATGTAGTATTTGCCGGTCGACGCGTTGACCAACCGGGTAGACGGGTTAGTGAGGGAATCGCTGTACAGGACCGTCTTGCTCCGGTCCATGACGGTCAGGGCCAGGGTGTTGGCGTTCGCCAAGTTGCCGTTCTCGTCGTAGATGGTGATGTTGACGAGCTGGTCCTGGTTCTCCAGGATCATCTCGACGTCGTTCGACATCAACGCCGGGCCGGCCATACCGACAGGCTACCGCGGCGAAGAGCGGAACTTTAGAAGGCTACTTGCCGCCCGGCTTGATCTGGGGGCTTCCCCCGCGGGTCGCCCGGATGGCGGTGGAGGGACGGGCGGCCGCCCTGGAGATCAAGACGGTGGGGGCGATGGACGGCCGCACCGCCGGGGTACGGGCCGGGCCCGTGAAGACGATGGCGGCCGAGTCGGTGAACTCGATCGAGTCCCCTTGGGTCCGGTCGTACCAGACCTCCCTGGCGAGCACGTCCAGGGCGGCGACCAGGTCGGCAATGGTCCGGTCGTACACGAAACCGGAGGCCGCCGAGTCGGTCAGGTCGATCGTGTCGGAAGCGGTACGATCCTGGGTGAAGTCGACGACGAGTGAGTCGGCCAGGGTGACGGCATCGGCAGCGAAGCGGGCGTAGTCGGTCTCACGGGAGGTCGTGTCGGACGCGACAACCGTGTCGGATGCGGTCCGCCCGAACGCTGCGGTCTGCTCGCGGGCGTCCGCCACATCGACGGCGTCGACGACGGTCCGGCCGAATTCCGATGCCGATGCAGCCGAGTCGGCCGCCGTGATGGTGTCGGCGAACTCGTAGGTGAAGACGCCGGACGCCTCCACCACGACCGTGTCGGCCAGGGCGACGGCATCGGTCGCACCCCGCACGTAGCTGACTTCCCGTGCGCCCGTATCGGACGTGACGACCGTGTCGGACGCGGTCCGCCCGTACGTGAAATCGACGACAGCCGCATCCGAGAGGCTGATGGTGTCGGCCTGAGTCCGCTCGTACGCGAGGGCAGTGGCGACGGAATCGAGCGCCGAGACGGTGTCGGACCTGGACCGTTCGTACTCGACCACCCGGCTGAGCGCGTCCGCCAGCGTGCTCGTATCGGACGCGTCCCGCCCAAACACGGCGGTCAGGGCGGCTTCGTCATCGAGGTCGATGGTGTCGACGACGGTCCGGTCGGACGTCTGCACCTGGGCGAGCGCGTCAGCCAGGGTGGCGGAATCGACTTCGGACCGGCTGTAGTCCGCTTCTCTGACGTGCCCGTCCGTGACGGCGATCGTGTCCGAGTGGGTCTGCTCGATTAGACCGCCGCCGCTCAATTCCGCGTCGGCCGAGTCGGTCAGGTCGATCGTGTCGGTCGCGGTCCTGGCGTACTCGCTGGCTGGTGCGGCCGCGTCGGAGGTCGACACGGCGTCCCCGACGGCCCGCGAGTAGCTCGACTCCCCCGTGGACGTGTCGGACACGTCGATCGCGTCCGCGGCAGCAAGAAGCAGCTCCCGCTCCGAGCGCACCGAGTCGGAGGTGCTGAGCGAGTCGGAGGCAGACCGATCGGCCGTGAACTCCTTGGCCGTCGTGTCGGAGGTGCTGAACGAGTCGGAGGCGGACCGGTCGAGCGTGAGGTCGCGGGCGGCCGAGTCGGAAGTGCTGACCGCGTCGGAGGAGGCGCGGTCGTAGCTGGCGGCATGCGCGACCGAGTCGGCAACGTCGATGGTGTCGGCGAAGGTCCGCTCGACGTACCCGGACGTTTCGAGTTCGACCGAGTCGGCCAGCGTGATGGAGTCGGAAGCCGTCCGGCTGGCGTCATGGGCCTGAGCGGTCGTGTCCGACGTCGAAACCGAGTCGGTGACGCTCCGCTCGAACTCCATCGTTCCGGTCGAAGAGTCCGAAGTGTCGATCGAGTCGGAGCCATCCCGGGCCAACTCGCGGGCGGTAACGACCGAGTCGGACGTGTCGATCGAGTCGGACGCGGACCGCGCCGAGTCCTGAACGACCGCGCCCGTGTCGGCCAGGCTGACGGAATCGGACGCGGACCGCGCCGAGTCCTGAACGACCGCGCCCGTGTCGGATGTGTCGATCGAGTCGGATGCCGAGCGGTCGGCTGTGAACTCCCGGGATGATGTGTCCGAAGTGCTGACCGAATCGGACGCGGACCGGTCAGCCGTCCACTCCCTGGAGGCCGTGTCGGCCAGGCTGACGGAGTCGGACGCGGACCGATCGGCCGAGAACTCCCTGGAGGTCGTGTCGGCCAGGCTGACGGAGTCGGACGCGGCTCGCTCGAATGTCAGCTCGGTCGCAGCCGTGTCGGCCGTGGCGCCGATCGTGTCGTCGTTGAACCGGTTGTAATCGGTCGCGCCCGCCACCGAATCGGATGTGTCGATCGCATCGGCGCCCGCACGGTCCTGCTCGGAGACGGTCGTGAGCGCATCCGCCAGCGTGACGGTATCGGCCCGGGTCGGCTCGTAGGTCGCCTCTCTCGTGTGCGAATCGGCGACGTCGATCGCGTCCGAGTAGGTCTGGTCGTAGACGGTCCCCCCGGTCGTGAACTCCTGGTCGTGGGTGTCGGCCGCCTCGATCGAGTCGGACCCGCTGCGGGCGTAGTCGGCTTCGGTGGTGCGGGCGTCCGTGACCTCGAACGAGTCGGAGGCGTCTCGCCCGTACGTCAGGTCTTGGACGTGCGCATCCCCGAGGGCAATGAGATCGCGGTTGGACCAGACCTGATAGGTCGTCTCGTTGGTGAGGGCGATGGTGTCCGAGTAGGTCTGGTCATAGACCTGCCCGCCCTGCGTACCCCACTGGTACTTCTGGTCGGACGTGCCGGTTGAGGGTGCGCCCTCCTGCGAGGTGAAGCCATCTGCACGGCCGCGCGTCCAGATCGATGCGTCCCTACCGGCCTGGGCCTTTGCAGGCGCCCAGCCCGTAAACCCCCCGATACGGCCGTTACGAAGGAACGCCACCCGTCAGCTCCAGACGAACCCCAGGTTACCGATGAAGCCGCCCGTGTTGTTCGTGGATGTGAACAGCAGCATCGACAGACACGCGGTGTCGTAGACGATGGGGTGGCCTTCGATCTGCTGGATGGCATCCACAGGGTGCCAGCGACCGGACGTGCTGTGCTGGATGAGGTAGCCGAGCGGGCGGACCAACGCGACGCAGAACGTCCCCGTCGGCGCCGCCGAGAACGTGTAGGTCTGGACGCTGCGGACCCCGCTGTCACCGGATGCGAGCGGCAGGAACGGGGGACCCCACAGGACCGAAGCGCCCGAGTCCGCGGGTGCGATGATGCGGGCGCCGAGCGTGTAGGACCCTTGCGTGGCGCTCACGATGATGGCGACCGTCCTGGTCGTCGGCATCGCGGCTGAACCGTTGCCGTCTTGATCGGTGTAGGTCAGCTCCGAGATGTTGGCGGCGGTCGCGTTGGTGGTGGTCTCGACCTCCACCATCGCCTTGAGCCCGCCCTCACCTGCTCCGATGTACCGCTGGGCCGCCACCCCGTTCGTCATGGACTGCTGGGCCGCGTTGAAGTTGCACGCCTCGTAGGTGAGGACGCGGTCGTACAGCATGACGTCGCAGGGCGAGAACCCCGAGTCGAGCATCTGCGAGTAGAAGAGGTATCGGGTGTCTGGATCGACGTTTCCGCCTAGCGCGAACGCGCCAGTGGTGGACCCGTTCTTCTGGACGGCAACCCGCGCCGATCCACCGAACGCGCCCCCTTCCGACACGCCCCCCACGGTCCAGAGGTCGTACCAGTTGAGCGCGACCCCACCCGTCGACATCCGCTTGCTGACCCAGACCTCGCGCTTCTGCCCAGACGACGCAGCCGCGATGGCATCGTCGTAGCTGCCGATGGCGCAGCGGTAGCCGGCGCGGGGCTTGGCGATGAGGACGTCGGGTCGATCGACAAACCCCTGCGCAATCCCGATCGCTCGGCCCCCGAAGATGACGGGCAGGGGGACGTCAACACCGCGTGCCATGCGGGCGGCCCGCAAGAGGGCCCGGTCCTCGTCGAGGGGGCCCAGCCGCGTCTTCGACCGGGTGTGGATGGCGGGACCGCGATCAACCCCAAGCTGCATCGAAGCCACCCTGGATGTAGAAGTTGTTGTTGTCGGCCGTGTGGGCGAACAGCGACAGGCACGCTCCGTCGTAGATGCGGTTCAGCGAGACCATCTGGCGGACGAAGTCGAGGTCGGCCGGAACGCCAGCCGTCTCCAACGGGATGATGGCGGTTGGCCGGCAGCACACGAAGCACATCGTCCCCGTGTTGGCCGCCGACGTCGTGAAGTCGTTGATGAGACGGACGCCGGTGTCGCCGTTGGCAAGCGGGAGGAACAGGGTGGACCGACCACCACCGCCAGCATCCACGATGGAAAGGACACGAGCCCCCAGCGCGGAAGTCGGTGCAGCGGCGTCCTGCTGGATCCCCACCGTCGTGGTGGTCGGCATCGACTGCGTGGCGTTGCCGTCGTTGTCGGTGTAGCGCATCTGGGTAAGATTGGAGGACGTACCACCCAGGAGCGTCTGGCCCGTCAGGGACACGAGCAGGCCCGGCTCACCCGCCGAGATCCACCGCTGAGCCGCGACGCTGTTGGTCATCGACTGGTTGACGCTCGCGTTGAACGAACACGCCTCGTAGGTGAGGACGCGGTCGTACAGGACGAGGGCGGGAGGTCCGCCACCGCTCGGTTGGCTGGCGACCGCCCACGCGTGCGTGAGGTGGCGGGTGTCGGTCGAGACGTTGACGCCGATCGGGATGCCACCGGCGGTCGCCTGCGAAATCTGGACGGCCGTGTAGGCGGCACCCGCGTACCCGCCGCCCTCCGGGTCGCCCTTGACCGGCCAGAGATCGTACCACAGCGAGCCGCCGGCCGCCTGCGAGGTCATCGCCTTCGAGAAGACCTGGCTGAGCACCTTGGGCGACGCGGCCGTGATCTCGGCGATGAAGTCGTCGAAGGTGGTAAACGGTGCCAGGTGGCGGCGCTCCCGCGTGTAGTCGACGCGGTCGCAACACCGGCACCCGTGAACCCAACCGACGTGACGGCCGCCCGAGATGACGGCCAGGGGGGCGGGGATCCGTCGAGCCGAGCGGGCGGCTCGACGGAGCGCTCGCTCTACACCCCGATCGGAACGGACATCCCGGAGGGTGAGCGCTTCAGCCATCATCCCCACGATACCTCCATGCCGCCTGATGTGATGCGCCCCGACGTGTCGCCTGGCCGCACGATCGCGCTGATGCAGGCGCCGTCGTAGATGCGGGGCAGGCGATTGCGCATGAGGATCTCGTCCTCGTTGGTACCGAGCCCGAAGGTCGTGATCGGCACCATCGCGATCGGGTACAGCAGGGTGAACGTCAGGGTCCCCGTGTTGGCCGCCGACGTCGTGAAGTCGTTGATGAGGCGGACGCCAGTATCGCCGAAGGCGAGCGGCATGAACGGACCCCACGGCAGCGCGGCGCCCGAGTCGGCTGGCGCGACCACCTGGGCGCCGAGCGTTGTCGAGGGTGCCGACGCGGAGACGATGTGCGAGACCGTCACGGTCGTGGGCATCGACTGCGTCGCGTTGCCCTCCTGGTCGGTGTAGCGAAGCTGAGTGAAGTCCGACGGGGTCGCCCCGAGCGCCGACTCCACCGTCACCATGATCTTGAGACCGGGCTCACCGGCGGCGATGTAGCGGAGTGCCGCCACCCCGTTGGTCATCGACTGGTTGACGCTCGCGTTGAACGAGCACGCCTCGTAGGTGAGGACGCGGTCGTAGAAGAGGAGGACGGCCCTGTCCGAGGACGACCCCCACACCGAAGTCACGTGCTTGGTGTCGGTCGAGACGTTCCCTCCCAGGAACAGGCTGCCCGCCTCGGTGTCGTCGTGCCGCTTGGCCGTGTAGGCGGTCCCGCCGTACGCCCCCGCACCTGGCAACCCCTGGCAGGGCCAGAGGTCGTACCAGCAGTTGGCCGTGTGGGACGCGGTCGCCTCCTTGTGCCAGGCGGTCGCCAGCTTCTTGTTCTTGGTGCGCTCGCTGAGGAGGTCGGCGTACGTCGTCCAGCCCAGACGCATCGGGTCACGGCGCCAGTGGACGTGGGGGGACGGCGCACGCTCGCCCATCACCCACCCGAGCACCCGGCCCCTCCATACCACAGGGAGAGGGACGTCGATGCCGCGGGACGCGTGAACGGCACGCTTGAACGCGCGGTCCTCGTCGAGAGGGCCGGCAACGCTCTTGCGGGGGACGTGGATGGCTGGTGCGAGCTGCATCATAGGGTCGTCACGATCTCCAGCACGAGGTAGCTGGCGCGGTCGTAGATGGTTCCGACGCGATCGACTCCATCGGTCACGTCGATCGTATCGGACGGCGTCCTTGCAGTCTCCAGACCCGCGGTGGTCGCGTCGGTCAGCTCGACGGTGTCGGCATGGGTCTGGTCAAACGCGCCGGAAGTGAATTCCTGCGTGACCGAGTCGGACAGGTCGATCGTGTCGGAACCGGTGCGCTCGTAAGAGGCGACCTGCTCGACCGAGTCGGACAGGTCGATGGTGTCGGCGGCCTCTTCCGAATGGTCCGTGCCGGCTGTGGCCGAGTCGGTGAGGTCGATGGTGTCGGAGGCTTCACGGTCGTACGTCTGGGCGCCCTGCGTGAACTCCTGGTCGTGCGTGTCGGAGAGGGTGAGCGTATCGCTAGCGGTACGCTCACACGCACACGTCTGAGCAAGCGAGTCCGACGTGGAGACCGTGTCGGAAGCGGTCCGGTCGTAGACCGTTCCCGTCGTCGAGACGGAATCGGACGTCGAGACGGTGTCGTCGCCGCCGCCCTCCTGGAGGCCGTCCAGCTCCAGGACGATGCAGCCCCACGCGCCCGTCTGCGTAGCGGCAGACGTGATCGTCGTGCCCGTGAAGCCCGTGTCGCGTGTTGCGCCTTCACACGCGGTCGTTGGTGACGACTGGCTCGCGTCCTGCCGCTCCGTCCAGCTTGTCGGCGCCGTGGTCGTCGTGTCGGCCGACCCACAGAAGAAGATGGTCGGGTTGGTCGTGAGGGCCGCTTGGTCGAGCGCGGCTGCCGGCGCCACACCGGTAGCGCCCTCCGCCTTGCCCGACGACCTCACCGCCGCCGAGCCCGTCTTGGTCATCCTGGAGAACGCCAGAACAACCAACTCGCCGGCCGTGTTGGAGCCGGTCGCCGCCGTGATGGTGTGCGAGTTGGTGTTGGCGCAGAGCTGGTCGCGAACAAACACGGACATGCGGTCCGCGTTGGCGCCCGTCATGTCGCAGGTCTGGTTCTGGATGAGCGTGTAGGTGCCGGACTGGTCGTCCGACATGGTCGGCGTGTTGTTCGTGTTGGCCGAAACGACTACACAGACGACGAGAAGGTCGCCGATCGCAGGAGTGAAGGCGACAGACCGATTACCAGTGGAAGCAGAGCCGCCACCTGCTCCGCTTGCTCGGTAGACGGCCACCGGTCACCTCAGTTGAGCGTCGGGTTCTGGCACTCCGGATGGACCCGCTTGGCTGCTTCTTCGATGTAGACGTCGCTCGTGCCGGGCTCGTTGCAGACCCGGCAGACGAACACCATGACGGGCACGGAGTCGCGCGGGTAGCGGACCTGGCACCGGGGGCAGTGGATGTCGGTCGTGTGGATGGCCTGCCCGCACGCCTCGCAGGGAAGTGCGGGTGCCGGGCTCCCGCCCTTGCCGCATTGGGGGCACGGGTACAGGGCGTCCTCGACGACGAGGATCTCGGCGGACGCCTGGTCGGAGAGGTTGACGCGGTCTCGACTCATCATGACCTCCAGTGAGAACTCCCGATCAGGTCACCCGGCATTTGTACGTGACCTTGAGCTTGTCGGCCGTCGTCTTGTTGACGACCGGTGACAGGACCACGCGGGCCATCATCGAGCCGCCCGGCGTCGTCTGCATGTCGAGGACGGCCAACTCACCGATGCCCGTCGCCGACAGCGTGCCGCCGCCCGATATCCACGAGTACATCCACCGGAACGTCCGGCCGGCCGACAGCGTGAACGCCGTGCAGGTGTGGATGGTGGACGTGATGGCCGTGATGACGTTCGTCTGGGCCGACCCAGCCGCCACTGTGTTGCGGCCCAGCCGGAAGTGATCGAACACCCGGCCGGCCGTGATCGAGCCGATGGCGAGGCGGAGGAGCCGCTTCTTCCCCACGTTGACGACGAGGTTGGGGTGGACGGTGCGGCGCAGGCACACGATCCCGTTGGGACCGGCGCGGAACAGCTCGACCGTCGCCCAGCCGCGGACCACGTGGATCTTGTCGTGCAGGCTGGCGGGCGTCATCCGCTTCCACACGCCGACGAGCAGCGCGAGGAACGCGCCCCACACGCGCAGCCAAAGGGCGCGCAACCAATCACGCATCTTCGTCATCATCTCCGTCTCCTTGTCGGGCTGCCCGGCGGGCAAGCGCATCCTCGAAGAGGCGTACGTTGTCGCGCGCCTCGGCCATGACTTCTTCGGGCGCGTCGTCGGGGATCTGCTCGACGACGATACGCGCCCACTTCAACCCTTCGTCCAGCAGACCCATCTCCCCGCAGACCATCGCGAGCCGTTGGGCCGGCAAGTACGTGTAGAACGGGCCGTCGTACCACCACTGCGTGATGGGCGCGTCACCGATCCGGACGGCCGAATACTTGTAGAACACGTGGGCCTGTTGGAGCTGGCCGGTCGCGTGCGCGAGGTCGCCCAGCATCAGCCAGTGCTCCGTGCGAGCCCAGTCGTCGAACGACATCGAATGGAGGAGCTGACGGGCCGTCTTGACGTCGTTGCGGCACTGCACCAGCAGCTTGGCCAGCACGAACTTGGCCATGTAGCGCATGGGCCCGTTCTTCGACGGCATCGCGATCAGCTCTTCGAGATACCGGATGGCCCGCTCGTCGTCGTATTCCCTCCACTCGAAGCCCAGGTAGAGGAGAGCGCCCTCCGAGCCCGTCTCCCGCCAGTCCTCCATGAGGGACAGGCGGTTCTGTACCTTGCGTTGCCCCCGCCGGAACTCCGTCCGCTCGTGGACGCGGTCGTGGATCGTCATGACGCCCGGGAGAAGGACGGCCAGCGAGCCCTCGGGGTAGACGAGGAAGTTGTGTGTGGGGCGCTTGAAGTGGATGTTGTCCGGGTCGTTCCGGAACAGCCACTCGAAGAACCACTTGTCGCGCTGGCCGTGCGCCGTCCGCTGGACGACCCCGATCTTGGCGCCCTCGGGCAGCGCTTCGTCGAGGTGGAGGAGGATGTCCTGCCCCTTGCCGAGCCGTTCGTGTGCTTCGGTCATGAAGATCCAGTCGCCCGAGCACTCCCGGATGCAGCGGTTGCGGCAGTGGGAGAAGTGGACCTGGGGGGCCTGGTCGTCGGGCGGACCCTGGGGGTCGTCGATGATGAAGACCTTCTCGGCGTACCTGCGGGCGATCTCCTCGGTGTTGTCCTTCGTGCGGTAGTCGATCCCGATCACCATCTCGTCGGCGATGCCGCGGAACGACGCGAGGGTGGCTTCGATGTCGGCCGCCTCATCGCGGGCCGGGAAGGTCACGCTGAGCGTGTAGGGCTTGTCAGCAAGGTCGCCGCACACGCCGAGCAGGAAGGGACCCATCACCTCGACGCGGCAGCGCTTCCCCCAGAACTCGCGCAGCAGCGTCAAGAACTCCAACGCCGTCCACTTGATCGTGTGCTGGGGCTCCTCGTCGGGGCCGAGCCGGTTGTTCGGCACCGAGAAGATGGCGCAGCCGGCCTCTTCGCTGGCCGCAGCAAGCAGACGGCGCCGCGCTCGATCGGACAAGTGCTCCAGCACCTCCGTCGCCACGACGGCCGGGTGGGATTCGGCGACCAGGAAGCGCGGTGGGTTGGCCTCCGCCTCCAGGTCCACATTCAGCGTCTCGATGCCGGCGTCCTGCGCGATGCGCAGTGCCGACTCGCTGTGGTCCCACACGACGGTCCACAGCCCCTTCGCGGCGATCTGGGCCGCGAGAAGGCCGGCGCCCCCGCCGACATCGTAGACGGGCCCGTACGTCAGCCCACGACCGGTCCCCTTCGAGAGCAGCTTGGTGATCCGCTTGTAGACCCGTTCGAGCGCATGCTGCCGCCACGAGTCCTCCCCCTCCCGCTTCCAGATCCCATCCCAGAGGTCCCGCGCGTTGGCCGCACGGGCCCTGCGCTCCGCAGCCTCCCGGACGGCCTCCTCGATGGACGGCGAGCCAGTCAGCTCCATAGCCGCCTCACCCATTGCCGCCCCCCTCCTCCCCGTCCTTCTCGGGGGCCGGGGGCAGCACCGACATCCTGGCGACCGTCTCGTCGGCGACCTCGGCGGTCTTGTCGAGGTTCTCGTCGGCCGCGTTGAGCTGGTCGCCGACCTTCTCGTACAGGCGGGTCACCTGCGTGATCTCATCATCGCCCTCACGCCGACGGTTCCGCTTCGACCCGGCATGGATCGCGTACGTGGACGTGAAGGTCTGGCGGCGCTCGTCCTTCACCAGCGTCGCTCCTGAAGGGCGGTCGCCAACGTGTTGAGCGCGGTGCGGAGCTTGTCCATCGTTGAATCGACCTTGAGTGTCAGGTCCATGAGGCGACCGGCAATCGCCTGCGCTTCTTGCAGGCGCTTCTCCTGGATTTCCAGGATCGCCTTCTCGTGGGCCTTGCTGGCCTCGCGAAGCTCCCGGGCGAGCGCCTCCTTCGAGTTCCACAGGGCGCGGACGACCAGCGCAAACGCCACCGCGAGTGCCCCGAACAGGACGGCAACCACACCCCCCTTGCTCAACAGGTGATCGAAGAAGGTCCACACCGGTCATCCTGGGGCCTGAAGCCCGAATGCAAGCCCGACGGCGAGGACGCCGGCTGCCAGCGCCCCCATCGCGAACCAGAAGGTTGGGGTCTCGTACCAGGAGGTACGGACCGGATGGACCGAGCGGAGCGTCCTGGCGAACGACTCCTTCCAGATGCGTGCGACCTGCTCGGTCAGGCGGAGGTTGGTGGTGAGGAGGCGGACCTGCTCGTCAGCAAGCTGGAGGTTGCGGGTCATCCTCGGCACGACGGTGTCGCGGAGGGAACGGTAGTCCTCGATGTCACGCATGAGCCGGTTGGCCGCCTCACGCGGGAACCAGGTGCCCGGGGCCCCCTGGACGACCAGGTCGCGGGTCTCAGGCGGCTGAGACGGCTGAGCGGCCGCGCGGGCGGGGACCAGCAGGACGGCCATGATGAGCAGGGCGCGCATCACCCCTCGTCCGGCTCCCGGCCGTTCGGCTCTTCTTCGTCCTGCCCGTTGCCCAGCGGACCGCTGATGCCGACCAGCGCGGGACACGGGACCGTCCGGATCGCTTCCGTCACCACCTGCTTGATGACGCCGTTGCGCAGACCCTTGACCTCCGTCTCCAACGCTTCGATCTTCTCGGCGGTGGTCTTGCGGAAGTCGCTCAGGGTGGCGGCGATGTCGATGACGCTCGACTCGATCGTCTTGAGCGACCTCCGGACAGTTTCCTCGAACTTGTCGTCCTTCTCCACCGCCGTCCTTCCTTTCAGTAGCCCAGCTCCCGAAACCGGGCGGCCAGTTGTTCATCGCTCAGGCCGTCGATGCGCCCTTGCACCTCGACGACCCTCTTGCGCTCCTGCTTGATCTGCTCGTCGAGGGCGGCCCGTTCGGCCGGGATCTCGGCGAGCCTGGCGGCGTTCCGGACCTTCTGGCCCTCCAGGTAGGCGACCCGCGCCTCGGCCGCCTTGATGGCGAGCTGGCCACGGAGACGGTCGGCCTCCCGTTCGGCCCCGGCCCTCTTGAGCCGGATGTAGCCGATGTAGCCGACGACGCCCAGCAGTGCGACGACCGCGAGCTTCGCGCCGAGCGAAATCTTCGCCCATGCCGTCGCCAACCAAGTCATCCGCGGGTGTCCTCGGGCTTGGGGGGTACGGGGGTGCCGCCTGGGAGGTCGATGTCGATCCCCCTCTTCTTGAGCAGCCCCTTGACGACCTCGTAGGCGAACACCGAAACGGCCCCCGCCATCCCGAAGTACCCACATTGCTCGACGACAGTGTCGACGCCCGGTTCCGGCATCTTCCAGAAGAACCCGAGCGCCAGGCCGGTCACGACTGGATGGAGCGGGAGGGTCTTGCGCCCCCACCACCAGATCCACTGGGACGACCGCTTCATCCGGGCCTGCGCGTCCGTGAAGACCCGCTTGTTCATGACGGTCCCGACGAGTCCGAACACCACGACGGCCGCGAGGAACGCCCAGTGCTTCATGACCAAGTCGACAACCCGTTCCACCGTCTCCATCGTCATCCTTGCTCGATCGTCATCGCCATGAACTCGATCGTCATGGCGAGGTCGACCGTGTCGGCGTTGTCGATCCGGACCGTGATGGGAAGCCCGCGAACGTCGCCTTGCTGGGGGTTCGAGCTGGGCTCGTTGGCCGACCAAACGCGGCCGGCGTCGCCCGGATCGTAGATGAGGTACTCGTCGTTGGTGATGCGCGCGGTTGGGGCCCCCTGGTTGGTGGGGCCGAAAAACACCTGGGACGTGAAGTTGCGCGTCTGGGCGGTCGGGAACGTGGTGGTGACGGCCAGGACATCGTTCTGGTCGGCGCCCGGTAGCGACCCAGCGTCGACCACGACCGTGATGGCCTGGGTATCGTCGCCGAGCGTGATGGGGTCGGACTCGTTGCCGACCGGAAGGCTGATGACCGTCACGTCCACCGACATTGACGAGCCGTCCCCGCCGGCCAGGACGAAGACGCCGCCGGCCCCGACGTTGACGGCGGCGCCGGGTGCGCCTGCGCCGGGCGCCTGCCATGTCAGCTCGGTCGTCCCCACGTTCCACGAGAGCGTCCCCGCCCCGTTGGCCGCATCGCTCGTGACCGAGAGGATGTCGACGCCCGTCACGGTGACGGGCTGGGTGATGGAGCGGCCCCGCAGTGTGAACGTGCCTCCCAGGGTCACGTCGATGGCCCGGCCGGGCCCCCCCGCACCGGGCGGCTGCCAGTCGAGCGTGGTGGCGGCGAACACGAACGACAGCGTTCCGGACCCATCCGGAACGGCGGCCGCCACCCCCGTCACCGCCACGCCCGTCACGTTGACGGGCTGCTCGATGTAGCGGGCCCCCACGACAATCTCGTCGGCCGCAGGAACTCCCCAGATGGTCAGGTCGTTGAAGGGGCGGTCCTGCCTGGCCATCACGACGTCCCTGACCGAACCGGCCGGGACGACGACGCGCTGGGTGCTCCGGACGAACCTCATGGCTAGCCCTGGTCGATCGTCATCGAGGTGAACTCGATGGTGATGTCGAGGTCGTTGGCGATGTCGGTGTTGATGACCCGACAGGTGACCGGGAAACCGCGTGCCTGGTTGGTCGTCCCTTTCTGGGGGGAGTTGGAGCTGGGCTCGTTGGGCGGCCAGATCCGAACGGCGTCGCCCGGGTCGTACGCGAGGTACGCCTCATCGTTCACGCGGGCGGCCGCTGCTCCTTGGGCGGTCTGGCCGAAGAAAATCTGGGTCGTGAAGGATCGGACCTGCGCGGCCGCCACCACCAGCGTCACGGCCGTCACGTCGGACGCGTCCGCCCCGGGGAGGAGGGAGAGGTCGACGTCGACGTCGACGTAGCTGCCGTCGCCGCCCTGAAGCCGCACGAGCAGGCTGCCGGTCGTGGCAGACGGGAGCCCGACGGCCGGCCCCGGTGCCGGGCTACCCGGCGCCTGCCATTGCAGGGCCCGCGGGCGGATCGTGAACGACAGCGTGCCCGTCGCCGTCCCCGTGACGGTCGTCTCGGAGACGCGCAAGACCGTCACGCCCGTCACGTTGACGAGAGCGCCGAGCGTACGGTCCCCGTTGGTCCGGCCGGTCGAAGGGATCGCCCAAACGGTCAGCTCGCGGAACGCGCGGTCCTCGCGCGGCATCATGACGTCGAGGGCCGAATCGGCCGGCACTCGAACGGTCCTGGTGTATCGATTGAACCGCATGTTCCGCGAGCCTCCCTACCACCTCAGCCCGGCATGCCCTGCCGGTGGATGAACTCGTCGCCGTCATCCGACTCGACCGGGGCCTCCTCGGGGCTCGGGATCTCGTGGAGGTGCTGCAACTCCACGGTCGCCCACCGCTTCACGGACGGCCAGTACCCCTTGGACCGGACGTGCTCCAGCTCGTCCTCGGTCAGGCGGCCGAGCGTCTGAAGCTCCTGGAGGATCTTGGACGCCGGCCGGATGTTGCCCGGGTTGATGGCGGTGCCGTCCCCGGCCGCCCGCTTCTGCTCGTCGACAACGTCCTGCTGGACGTTGTACATGAGGATGCGGATGCGGTCCCGGATCGCCTCCTCCTCGGTGACGAACTCGTTGGACGCGACCCGCTGGTGCTCGCCGAAGTGGGTGGCGCCCGCCGGCCCGCTGCCTGCCTCGACGACCCGGTGGATCGGCTTGGGGGCGGGGCCGTCCTCGACGGTCTCCCGGTAGGCCAGCCGGGCCTGCTCGGAGCGGCGCATCGCCTCCTCGGTGGAGATGCGGAGGGCGGCGGCGCGCTGCTCGTAGTAGGCGCGGTACTCGTCCTCCTCCATGATGCGGAGGTACCGCTGGTTGGTCTCACGGTTGCGCGCGTTGAACGCCTTGCGGACGTCGACCGACTGCTTGAGATCCTGGAACGACACCATCGAGGTGAGGTTGACGGGATCGGGGGATGCGGGGATCGAGATGGACGTGTAGTTGCCGTTCGGCAGCCTGAACTCGATGACGAAGTTGGACGCGTGGAGGTTCTGGACGTAGATGTCCCGCTCCTCCCGCCAGAACTCCGTCCAGTTGAGGATGTCGCCGTTCTTGTCGAGATACTGCTTGCTGCTCATTGGAGGTCTCCTTTCGACCTGTACGCGACCGGTCCGGACCAACCGGATGGTCGGTGGCTCAAGCGTGACAACGAAGGCGCGGCCTTCCCGAAGGAAGCCGGTCGCCTTGTGGGCAAGGAAGACGGTCGCGAACGAGCCATCTGGGCTGAGGACCCGGACGGGCTCGTCATGGCGACGGAAGTAGTAGCGTTCGCCCGGCGGTGCCCCCAGGCTGCCGCGTCGTAGGCGAAGGGTGCAGAGCGGTTGGTACGCGAAGACGTACGCATCGCGGTCGCGCAGTAGGATGCGCGCTCGACCGCTCGACACGTAGTAGAGGAAGAGGCGGTTGGGATCGATGACGGCAACGAGTGGCTTGCCGTTGCCGTTGCCTCCTCGCTCTCCGTTGGATCCCACACCATCGTCTCCAGTTCTCCGAAGGGCTTGCACCAACTCCTGGTGGTCAGTAGCTCGTGCAAAACCTCCCGACCTTAGTGACCCCGCCGGTGGAGCGCTGGGACTCCACCGGCGGTGTCGATGACGCTTCAGTGGGGCGCGGTTACGGCTTCGCGCCCTTCGCGACCGCCCGAGCGTTCGGGATGCCGAAGCCGATGATCTCGCAGAACGCCCATCCCTTGACGGTCTCCTGCGTGACGAACCGGTTGTACGGCTCCGAGAACAGCTCGACCCGGACGCCCATCTCTCCGAGGTACTCGGAGCCCGTGACCGCGTAGAAGGTTCCCGCGGGCACGACTTCCTCGACGCCCGTACCGGCCGTCGTGATGATCTGGGCGTTCAGGTAGTTGCCGATGTAGCCGGCGAGGATGAGTTCCCGCTCGGTCACCGGGTCGACGGTCGTCGACATCGTCTTGATGATGTCCGAGAGTTCCGCACGGTTGATGAGGAACTTCTCGACGATCAGACGGTGCCGCTCGACCTGGTAGCGCACGTCCTCGAACGCGCCCGTCCCGAGGGACGTGAACGTCGTGGCCGTGTTGACCGCGGTCGAGGCACGGTCGAGCAGCAGGCGACCGCGCTTGTCCTCGTTCAGCTCGATCTCCTGCCGCGCGGTGTCCTGCGCGCGATCGAGCACGTCGTAGTTCATCTGGTAGATGTCGAAGATGTCGACGCTCGTGAAAGCGACGATCTTCGTCTCATCCGGCTGGATGTACCGACCGTGGAGGCGAGCCTCGATGGCCTGTCCATCCTGACCGACGACGAACGCGACGCTGCGAACGTCCTTCGCGATCCTGAACAGCTCGCCCTGCGCGAGCGGACGCACGCGGTACACCTTGCGCGCCCATCCCTCGTAGTCGACGATGTCCTTGATCGGAAGGAGGAGTTCCTGACCGACGAGGGCGAAGCCCTCCCCGGTCGGGTCCTGAAGCGCCTGGGCCACGATGTTCATCTTGGCCTGACGCTCCTGGAGGGACTCGCGCTGAGCAGCCGCCTTCATGATCGACTGCTGAGCGCCCGGGCCCACGTTCTGGAGCAGGTGGGCGATCTGCCGAAGGACATCTCCGTTGTCGTAGGCGGACATCTGCCCCGACTTGTCGAACATGCGGTCCTTCGACTCCGCACGGCCCGACCCCGGACCGGTCTTGCGACCGGCCTGGCGGAGGGGGTTGAGCTGCCCGGACTCGTCCCACACACGCTCCTCCGCCTTCGACGTCGGAGTGTGGCGGACGCTGCCGAGCGGCAGGCCCCTCGATGCGACCTTGGGTGTTCCGGACTGGGAGGTCCGGAACGGATTCACTCGTTCCATCTCATTCCTCCGTTGTCCGTTACGTCACCAGGTTGCCAGTTGCGATCCATCCCAGGAACGGATCGGCCGCCGACGGCGCCTGGACCACTCGGCCCAGAGCGTCGCCACCGCCCGCGTTCGTCACCTGTCCTGCCGTCACGCCCGTGCCCGTGCTCGCGAGCACCGAGTCACCGATCGCGTACGTCAGGGTCGAGTCGTACTCGCTCGTGAAGAGGAGGGACTGGCCCTGAATGATGGCGATGCGGTTGCCCTGAATGGAGACGTCGTCGTTGAAGTTCCAGAAGTTGCGCCCCTGGAAATCCATGTCCGCCTCCGTGAGGGTCGACTGGTACGTGATGTACACGGTCTGACCCTGGACGACGGTACCGGGCAGTGGGTTGGCCCACGTGATGGTGCCGTTCGCCTGGACCACGTAGTTGGCGGCGCCCTCCGCGATGTTGGTGCCGGCACCACCCACCGCCGTACGGATGTGGGTCGTGGCCGCCGCCGCGATCGCGCGACGGAGGGCGACGTTGCCGCCCGCTGCCGGAACCACCGTCGGCTCATCGACGATGATGGTGTTGCCCGGAGTGGTCGACTTCGTCCACTTCGCGACGCCGAACAGACCGACGCCTGCCGTGCGGCCGCTGACCGTCACGTCGCCGCGAACGATCTTCCCGGCGGTGTTCATCTTGACGAGCTGACCCTGCCGGAATGCCGCGTTGACGTCTGCCTCGAAAGACAGATCGTACGCGATCTTGCAGCGAGCCAGATGCAACCCTTGCGGGAAGATTTGGCTCTGGAATGCTTCGATTGCCATTTTCTCTCACCTCCTTCCCTGGCTGGATTTCAGGAGTTGGTCGGCCCTTTGCCGATGGACCCCAGCGCCTTGGCAGCCTCGCGCATGCGCACGAAGCCAGGCCGACCGACACTTTCGCGGATCGCGATCCGCTTCTCTTCCCGGGCCTCGACCGTCCTGGCGGACGTCTTCAGCACCGGGTTGCCCCCGAGCGCGCGGCTCTCCATCTCCATCGAGCGCGCCGACCGCACCCGCTCTCCGCTCGGCACGACCGTCACGGTCGGAGCGGCGAGGGCATGGCGGAGGTCGCGTTCGGAGTCGGTGATGACGCGGTCGTCGAGGGTGTAGAGCTGCTTGGCGCGAGCGATCAAGCTGGCGAGATGGTCGGGCATGCCTTCCTGCATGCCGCGCTCGACCAGCATGGCGGTCAGGTCGGTCTCGCAACCTGGCCACGACTCGTTCGCGTTGATGTCGAAGGGGGTGAGGAGCGCGTCGGCCATCGCGGCCTTGAGGGGCGACTCCTCCCGGTTGAGCCGCTGGCGCTCGGAGGCGAGCTTCAGGCAGCGCTCGAACCGCGCCATCATGTCCTGCGCCTTCTTGGTCGCCAGCTTCTCGACGCGGCCCTCGATGGCCGCCAGCTTCCCCTCCCACTCCTTCTGCTGGGCGGCGATCTTGCGCTGGAAGTACGTCTGGATCCGGGCGACCCGCTCGGAATGGTCGTGGACCTCGTCGGCGAGCATCTCGTCCCCGATGCCACGGTCGGCCGGTTCGTCGCGGCGGTCGGAGTCGTGGTCACCGAGCGAGTCGAGCGAGTCGGCCGACACGTCGTCGATGTCGGCCGCGTTGCTCACGCGGTCGTCGATCACGCTCGCGGGCCCCTTGCCCGACGTCTCCTGCTGGTCGGTCGCGCGGTCGCGCGCCGAATCGGTCGCGGGCTTGCCGAGCGCGTCGGTCAGGTTGTCCTCGTTGCCTTCGAGGACGGGGGCCTGCCCGTCGACCGCGTCGGTCAGGTTGTCGTCGTGGTGTTCGAGCACCTGGGAGCGCTTGGGGATCGCGCGGAACCGGCGCATCGCCTGGTCGAGGCCGTAGTGGGCGATGTGCCTGATGAGGACGTCGCAGAACTGGACGGCCTGCTTGCGGTTGGCGAGGCGACCGGGCGCTCGGACGGCGAACAGGGTCCGACCGGTCCGCTCGTCGTACACGCGGAAGTTGCCCTGCTTGGTCGCGGCGACCGCGATGTTGGCGTACCGGCTGGCGTACCTGCGCGACAGCCGGCGGGCCGCCACCGACATGATCCCCATGTCGGCGTCGGACATGGGGGCCTGGTCCTCCAGGTCCCTCTTGTCCTTGTACTGCTCCATCGCATCCGGCGGGCCGGCGGCCGGGGCCGGCATGGGGGCCGGCTCCAACAAGCCGTCATCCTCGGCGATGGGCATGTCGCCCTCGCCCGCGAACGGCATCATCCCGGCGGCCGGCGGGGCGGCCGGCGGGGCTTCCTGGGCCATGATCGGCGCTTCCTCCTCCATCGGCGGGCCCATCGGCTGGGCGGCCTTGGGGGGCGGCGGGATCTGGGCGGGAGCGGGGGCCTGCTGGGCGGTGCGGTTCGTCATGGTCGTTTCCTTCACGTGGGCGAGCGCCTCGGCGAGCTGCTGCTCCACCTTCGCGAGCCGGCTCTTGAGGACGAGCAGCTCGGACTCGGCCCCAAGCTGCTCGGACTCGGCGATCTTGGCCTGGAGGGAGAGGACTTCCTGGGTGAGGGCCTTCGGGTCAGCCGGCTGGTCGACCGCTGACAGCTCCTCGTAGCAGACGCCCCCGCATCGCTCGTAAGCGAGGATGCCGTCGAACTCCTTCATCTTGTGGTTGGCGATGTGGCGACAGAACTGCCACCTGTTCGTCGCCTTGTTCGCGCAGACCGAACAGATGGTGTACTCCGCCACGCACCCCATCGAGAACGAGTCGATCGCACCCGTCCGGATGCCGTCCGCGTAGACCGGGTCCTTCGACCCGTCGATCGCGATCAAGCACTCGACGTACTGGTCGTCCGGGTTGGTCCGGTTGAACGTCGAGTCGACGATGAAGCCGCGGGCCGTCTTGGGGTTGTCGGCCCTGTGGTTGATGTGGTTGGGCTTGAGGTCGAACGTCTTGTAGACCCGTCGGGCCAACCGGTGATCGAACCGGAGGAGTTCTTCGAGGGGGAAGGCGTCGCCGTTCTCGTTGGGAGCAGGGCGGTCGGGGGACAGCTCGGCCGTCACGGCCCGCGCGACCACGAAGATGTAGTCGGACGGCGTCTTGGACACATCGTAGGCGTCGGCGACCAGCAGGAGGGCCTGCTGGAAGTCGATGGTGGACGGGACACCTCCACCGTAGGCGCTTTCGCCACCTCCTACTTGGGCCCGACGACGGAGTTGACCATCATCCAGCGACCCGACGATTACCGCGCGAGCAGCCTTGCGGAACGGCATGTCGACACGGGAGGTTACCCCGTGAAGTCGCGGAATTTTAGAAGTGGGTCAGTCTACTTGGAGGGGGCGGGGGGCGGAGGGGGCTGGGGAGCATCCTGGTTGGGGCGGGCGACGGTGTGGTCGTGGACGCCAGGCAGCCCACAGACCGCGCACTTCTTGTCGAGCACGCCGATGATCGGCGACTTCCCGTTTTTGCGGAACGACACGTTCAACCTCCTAGTTGGCCGAGAGGATCTCGGCGGCCTGCTGGTCGGCGAGGTCGTCGATCCGGATGGTCGACGACGACTCCATGACGGCTCGCACATCATACGGCCGCTTGACGCATCGGTCGAGCAGGTGGTCCATGTAGGACGGGTCGAACCGGACGACCTTGCGCCGGACCGTCACCTGGACGCCCCGGACGTCCCGGGGCTCATGGATGATGAGGGGGCGGTCGAGCCACAAGTTGAACGCCTGCTGGAGGGGCCAATCGGCCGCCCGGCACTTGATGACCGCCCGACCCGTCTCGGTGTCGTGGGCGACGACCGCGACGTTCCGATCGGAGTCGCGGTTCCGGATGATGGCGAACCGCCTCACAGGGAGGACCCGTGTGCGGCTCGGCGCCACTGGACCGCCATCGACCCAGGCAATGAGACGGCCTGACGGGTCGCCGGCTGGCCACACCCATCGGTCGGGCAAACCACCTGGAAGGATGGGCCGGCGACCGTCAGGTCCCGGACTTCCGAGCTGCTCAGGAGGATCTCGTTCTTGTGGCCGGCTGGGCACTCGACGTCGTAGAGGGGCATTGACTCCCGATGCTACCGAGCTGAGCGACCCTTCGCAACCATCCGGGTCGATCGCTTCGGCCGCTTTGGTTGCACGGCCGCGGTGGTCGCATCGCGTTGACCGAGCGCATGGGCCGCGATGGTTGCGGCCCTTTTCCATGTCGCGATCTGCTCCAGCAGGACGACTCGCTCCGCTATGAGCACTTCTTCAGCCTCACGGGCTCGGCGGGCTTCACGAGCGAAGGTAGAGAGGGCTCGGACGGTGTCTACCGTCTCGCAACCATCTTGGATACTGAAGTAGATCCGCATCCACTGGTCCTCCGACATCCGCTCATTCATGTGCTTCCTCGATGGTGGCGAGGGCCTCGCCCTCCTCGGCCTGCTCGCCCATCGGCTTCAGCCACGTGACCGTTCCGTTGCATGGAGCCTGGACGAGGAACTCCATCTTCATCGACTCGACCGAGATGATGTCGGAGCCGGCCGCAACGACCTGGCCGACCGAGCAGCAGTGCTGCCAGACGACGCACGCGTGGGGGGCGGGGACGTTCACGACGTCCTCCACGGCACGCCGAGCGCCTTCGCCCCGCACACGCAGGCCATCAACCCGCCCGCAATGGGTTGCCAGGCATGTTGGTGGGGAGGCTCCGGCGGGGGCGGAGGTGGCTGGACCCACGCTTCACACGAGCAACCTTCCTCGTCGCACGGGTCACGCCCGATGTGAAGGCCGCATCGGTGCCCGCATCGAACGCAGACGTCTTCGCAGTCCCACGGCTCGGACCAGTGGCGGCAGTACGGGCCCGACTCGTACGTGTCCCAGTCGGTCAAAACACCGACCCCCTCACGAAGACCCGCACCGACCCGGCCCGGTCGCCCGTGTTCTTGACCGTGACCTTCAAGGCCGACCCATAGATCGTCACGAGCGTCTTGTCGCCGACGGCCGGCTTGCCCTCGGCGGCCGGACGGTACTGGCTGACGAGCGCGATGCCGTCGTAGTTGAGGTGGGGGAGGTCTTCGTCGGTTGCGTCGCGGATGCCCCGCACTGGCCATTCGAGACCTTCGACCTTCCGGGTCGGCCACGCGGATGGCTCCGGGTCGAGGGGGTCGACCGGGAAGGCCCCGCAGACGTCCCCGGGCAAGCGGGAGTCGACCATCACGGTCTTGCCGGTCATCGGGTGGGTGCCCGAGACTAACACGCCCGATGGGACGAGCACGCGCTCCTCGTTGGAGAAGGCGAACGTCAGCTCCAAGGGGACGTCCGCCGAGGTAGTGCCGTAGTACCGCGTGAAGTTGACGGCCGACCCGTACAGCGAGATCGACTCACCCGACTGGATGGGCTGGTCGGCCACGTGGAAGCGGACGCCGCTGCGCCATCGGATGTCGTCAAGGGTGTTACGCGGGTCACCCGGCGCGTACCAGAGGACCGCGCCGAACAGGCCGGCCCCCTCCGCGAGCTTGGGGTAGTGGGTGAAGCTCATGACGTCACCAGCCCCACCACCTTCGTCACGCCGAACTTGGTGCGCGCCCAGAACCCGTCGAACTCCAGGCGGGCGTCGAACGACGTCCCCGACGCCACGTCGAACTCGGCGTGGCCATCAAGGGAGATCCACAACGTGTTCATCCCGACGTTCCGGATGTTCACCTCTTTGCCCGCCGAGCACTTGATCCGCCGGGGCACCCGGGTGATCACCTCCGAGAAGCACTGGGGCGAGCCGGCAACCGTGACGGCCATAGCCGATCTCCTCTATCGCTTTCGATCCGGCAACGCAACGACAACCTCGACCCACCGGCCCGAGAGCTTCTCGTGGAGATCGGGGTTGACGGGCGGGACGTAGTAGCCCTGGGGGACGATCGGGTGGCCCTTGGGACCGCAGTGCTTGTCCGTGCAGCGCACCGTCTTCGGGTGGGTCAGGGGGTTGTAGCCGGGGCCCGGCACATGGAAGTCGCAGAACTGGTGGTTCCGGAAGGAGCACGGCTTGACCAACCCGACGAAGTGGTTGAGGCCCCAGAGCGCCTTGATCTCGACACCAACCAAGTCGAACCGGAAGGCCCAGGCGGAGTCGTGCTCGAAGTCGGTCGCCCCCTTGCCCAGGCGGGCGCCGATCTCCATCGTGGCGTGGTCGCGGCGCTCTCCGTACCGGAAGGAGGGCTCACCGAATGTGAGCCACGGGAACTTGTGGTCGTGACCATCTTGGTCGTCGACGTCGATGACCTTGATGGTCGTGATGACCCGCTTGGACTCGCGGGTGATGGCGAGGAGGTCGACTGGCTCGACGAGAGGGGTCACGGGGTAGCCCCCCGGAGCAGCTCGGCGAGCGGCTTGCGTGTCACCATCCAGCCCGAATCGGTCGTGGCGGCTTGGTCGAGGTCGAGGTGGCCGGTCCAGCCTGGTGGCTGGTCGAGATCGGCACCACGCCGGGCGCGTTCCTGGTCGTCCTGGATGAACGACAGGGCCGCGTGGGCGGCCTCGTCGAACGCGTCGGGTGAATCGACCGCCTTGGTCAAGACGGCCGGGAACCCGACCTGGACGTGAGCGGCCCCACCGGGCCCCACGACCCGGACGGAGTAGTCGGTGTCGTTGCAGACGAGGTAGATGGTGATCTGCCCGCAGTACCTACGTGCCATTCGCGCCTCCACGGTTGCACCACATCCGAACCTTCTCGTTCGTCCGCCACGCGTTGCTGGGCACGTAGCTGTAGATCCACGTGAGCAGCGGCTTGAACCATGCGCCGACCTCCGGGGCCCACGCGCACGCCTCGCTCAGATCGTTGGTCAGGACGGCCCACAGGAACTTGTCGGGCTCGGCCCCGTCGTTGACGTAGTCGAGGAGGCCCCGCGCAACCTCGCGGGGCACTCCCTTGTCGACCAGGTTGGTGAAGTCCTTCTCGGTTGCCGCGATGTAGTTGCCGGCCATCACGCCGCCTCCTCGCTGGCCGGCTCGACCACCTCGACGTTCGAGGCGGCCGTCCAGTGGACCGTGCCGGCCGCATCCTTGACCCCGACCCTCATGGGGGCCGTGGTCGACCAGCCGCCGCGGTAGCGGGGGACCGGACCGAAGTTCTTGCCCTCCCCGTACCAGATGACCGTCCCGACCGTCCCGACCGGGACCTTGCGGCCCTTGACCACCTTGACCGTCCGGCCCTTGCGCGGGACCTTCGCCTCCGCGGCCGCCTTCTCGTCGGCCGCCCGTTTCCGCGCGGCCGCGCAGTACGCCTCGTAGGCGTCGAGCACCTCGGGGGTGGCGTCGACGGCCGCGCCGTTCGGGTAGGTCCACCCGCGCGTGCTGGCGTACTCGACCCGCTCGGTCCCCTCACCCGTCCAGACGACCGCGTAGAAGTCGCTGTCGTCCCGCCCGTTGTACTCACCGAGCGCCAGGACCACCCCGACGTGCGTCGTCTCCATGTAGAGGGGGTCGCGGACCCAGCAGCGTCCGTGGCCGTCGGCCCACTCGGTGTAGCAGCCGTCCGACAGCTTGCCGGACAGATCCAGCGTCGTCGAGCAGTTCGGGCACTTCGAGTCGTGCGACACGCTGCCGGCCTCGTGGCCCGGGTAGTTGGTCACGACCTCGACGGTCTCGGGGGACTCCAGCCACCGCTCCTTCGACACCATTCTGCGAACCGCCATTTCCGACCTCCCTTCCAGCTTACAGATACAGCCTAGCATGGCTGATTGCGGGTGTCAAGAGAAAATCGGTCTACTCGGGGGTGGCCTGTTCCGCCTCCTCCGCCTCGGCCCGTTCCGCCTCGAACGTGACCAGCTCGGACCAGATCGCCTCGGCCAGGTGGGCGGCTCGGTCCTGGCAGTAGACCGCGACCTTCTCGACGGGGAGGCCGCCAAGCCCGACCTTCTCCCAGGCGAACGGGTACGCCAGGCTGTTCTGGATCATCTTGGCGAGGTCTTGCTTGCCCATCAGCTTCGGCATGTGATCTCCCTGTAGGCCGTTGCCGGAGGGTGCCGCCACGACAACACCCTCCGGCCTTCCCGCACCCACCCTGGCCTGGGCGGGTATCGAACGGGCCAGGAGCCCGCCCACGAGCCCTAGAAGTCCTCACCGTCCGCGAGCCACTGGAGCGGCCGCTTGCCTGCCAGGAGCGCGCCACCGGCCTCCTGGACCGCCTGGGTGGCCCAGGCGCCCTTCAAGTCGGCCTCGTGGGCCGCGCGCGTCACCGCGTTGACGAGCCCCACCTTGGTCGCTTCCGGTTCTTTGGCCCATGCGCCCATCAGCACCTCGATGGCGCCGGTCCGGCGGAACCCGGGGAGCTGGAGCTTGCCACCCACCAGGAGGCCGCGGAACACGCCCGCGACCAGCTCGGGGGTGGTCAGGCCCTCGGGAACGTCCCGGACGATGCCGGGGGCCGTCAGCTTGGTGCGCGCCGCCCCAGCCCACATCTCGGCGAAGTAGCGGACTCGGTCGGTCGCGAGCTTGAGGTTCTCGAAGAGGAACTCGGCGATATTGTTGCCGACGTGCCGCTTCTTGCCCAGCCGCACCTCCGGGTGGTCGAGGATGATGAGGTTGAGGCACAGGTTGCGGTCGAGCCCAGCAAACGGCTCGATCGACTGGGTGCCGTCATCGGCCGACCGGAGTCCCGCGGCCGCGCGGAAAATCTCGCCCGCCGCACACGTCTCCGGCTGGATGTCGGAGTGCCAGCGGAGCGCGATCTCGACCCTGTCGCCGTCGTACTGGACCTCGCAGCGGGCGTCGCCCGGCGCGACCTCCTGTTCGAGCATGATGGAAGCGAGCTGGTGGGTGTCGAGTGCGCTGTACCGCTCCGACACGATCGCGTACGCCTGCCGGCCGTTCCCGCTGAGTGCCAGGTTCGAGCGGTGCCGGATGACCGCCACCTTCTCGGCGTCGGTCTCGCGGATCCACGCGTTGACCTCGGCGGCCCGGCGGGCTGGCGGGACGGTCGCGAGGTAGACGGCGGCTGCCCCGGGCTCCGGGCAGGCCGTGCGGGCGAGGAGCTGACGGAACGACGTCTCCGTGAGGGCGAGGGGGGAGCCTCCGCGCGTGATCGTCCCGGTCGGGTCCATCACGAGATCGCGGATGCGGGTGTCCGTGTCGATCCGCCGCTCCAGCTTGACCCGGGCGATCAGGCGGGCGAGCGCGTCACTGGCGAGCGGGAGGCGCTCGAACTCCTGGCGGGACCGCCGGAAGTTCTCGGCGCCCACGTCGACGACGCGCGTGCCGAGCGCGAACACCGGGGGCTTGGGGGCGAAGCCGGCCGCCCGCGCGGCCGCCTCCTGGGCCATGAGGCGCTGGACGGCCTCGGGGTCGACCTCCCCACCAGCGATGGCATTGGCCCGCTTGGGGATCGTCATGTCCGAGAGGTTGAAGATGTTGGGAAGGGCGAGAGCCTGCTGTTGATCCGAATCCATCCTGTTCTCCTTTGGTCAACCGGCCCCGCCTCATCGGCGGCTCCGGGATTTCCGAGTTGAGTGCGTCCACCATACACCCGCTGGTTGCGGGTGTCAAGTGTTCATTCGTACTCCACTGCTTCCTGGCCGGCGATTTCGCGCATCTGGACCTCGCAGGCGGCCGGGTCGTCACAGGGCAGCATCCCCCAGGCGATCGTGCAGAGCGCACACGAGCAGTTGACCTGGCCGTTGCGCCCGCAGATGTCCTGGTAGGCGATCGTCAGGGTGACGGCGTTGCCGCGGGGCCCGGGCGCCACCTTGTCCCAGTCGTCGGCCCAGCGGCCGCACGCGAGACACTGGATGTTGCCCTGATCGGGCCCGCACGACGAACAGTGGGTGTCTCCGCAGAGGCACATGGTCAGCCCTCCTCCTCCTCGAAATCGATCAGCCCCTCGATCACGGCCTGCTCGGCACCCACGACCTCGCGACCCCCGCACGCGGGGCAGTCGTAGTCGGTCGCATCCGGCTCGGTGCATCCCCTAGTGAACTTCTTGCAGTCGGGGCACCAGCCGGTGTACGAGTCGACGGCAGCCCGATAGTCCCCGACGCTGACCTTGGCGACCATCACCAGGAACCTCCCGAGCCGATGCCCAGCTTGGATGCGGAGCCATCGGCCCCCTCGACCGCGTGGCGACCGACGCGCGCGATTGCCGCGTCCTTCAGCCACTTGGGCGCCCGGGCGATCCGCCCGTCCCCCTCGATCCGGAAGGTTCCGACCTTCCGGCAGTACGACGATCCGTCCGGGTTCTTGACCGTCACCTTGACGATCGAGCCCGTGATGGCACCGTCGGCGTGCTCGGTGCGCGACGTCTCCCAGAAGAACTCGTCGCCGCCCACCCGGTAGACGTTCGACGAGCCCGTTGCCTCGACGCACGCCTTGATCCAGGCGTCCATCGTCTTGCCCGCGTCTGCCCTGCAACTCCAGCCCATCTCTCACCTCCCAGCTTACGTGTTCACTCTAGCACGACTGGTTGCGGGTGTCAAGAGTTTTCCCACTCCCGATCCCGCGCCTCATCGTACCGGCGGTCGGCCTCATCGTCGTACGCGCCTTCCACACGCGCCTCGACCGCCTCGACGAGCTGGCGGGTGACCTCCTGGTCCTCCGCGTCGCTCAGGAGCCCGTAGGACCCCCGCCAATCCCCCGCGACCAGTGCGTCGATGTTGACCTCGACGCCGCCCGGGTCGCCCGGGTCGCCCCCGTCCCACCCCCAGGACGGCCGGACAGCCGCGTGATAGCTGCCGCGGCCCTCGACCGTGACGAGCAGGGGGCGGTACCCATCAGCCGGCTCATGCGAGCAGTCCGGCCAGTCGTCGATCCCGCGGGCCCCGCACGTCCCGCACACCCAGACCTGCACCGTGACCGAGACCCTCCCCTTCCAGAGCGCCGCCATCGTCACACCTCCCGGCGGACCAGGATGGCCGCCTTGCTGGCTCGGACCTTGAAGGCTCCGCCGTGCTTGTAGCGCCCCTCGACGGTCACGCGACGGGGTCCGATGTCCGTCACGACCACCGTCCGGTAACCGCCCGACCGCCAGGCCGATTTCGACTCGACCCGCACCTTGTCACCGACCTTCAAGCCGTACCCGCAGTTCTCACAAAACCCCTCCCAGTGCGCCCAGGCACGCTCCTCGGTCGAACAGGTCCAGTCGATCGTGTGGGTCTCGACGACCTTGCCGTCGACCTGCCAATCGAACGTGAGGTACGTGTCCTTCACGTGAGCCGAGCACCCATCGGTCGAGTAGGCGGACGAGCGCCGGGTCATCAACTTGACCAGCGTCACGACCTTCTCGGCAGTCAGCATCTTGGCCATCTCGAACCTCCCAGCTTACGGATACAGCGTATCATGTCTGATTGCGTGTGTCAAGCGTTCTAGCAGCACTCTTCCGTCATCCAGCAGGCCCGCTCCAGCTCGGGCTTGGCGGCCATCGCACGGCGTTCCAGCTCGGCCGCGTCCATCACGATCTCCCCACCGGCCAGGATGCCTTCTCGCTCGGCCCACGCCCGCCACGACTCCTTGCGCCAGAGCCCCTTGACCGTGTCGAGCCCGTTCTTGCCGTCCCGCGCGCCATCCTCGACCTCGACGGCCCGCAAGAACAACCCAGGGTGGCGGGCGGCCAGGACGAGCAGTTCCCAGGGCTTCGATGCCGGGCACAAGAAGCAGGCCGACTTGACCGGCACGGGCATCCCCTCGGCCGCGATCCGCCGGATGCAATCCTCACGGATCCAGCCCCACTCACGCAGGGGGTAGCGGTAGGTGAAGTGGTCGTCCTCGGTCCGGCCGACCGCCCGGCGACTGTCCGCCTTGCCGGCGTCGTACCCGATCGCCTTGACCGGCTTGACCCCCTCGGCCAGGGCGTCGAGCGCGGGCTTCCAACCCGC